CTAAATCTTAGATGGAACGTGGGTGTCATTCTTGTTAATGTAATATTTCTCGTTATTGTAACCACATTTATGACAAATATAAGGATCTAAACCACCATCGTCTTTTTTCCATTTCCACCCACATTCTCTACATTTAATTTCTTTTTCTTTTACAGACTCGTGGTATGGAAACCTTTGTGTGTCGTAAAGGGAAATATCAGGCGTTGTATTTTGGGCGTAAGCATCTTGGCCCGATATAATATCGCTTATTCTTTTAATTTCTTTTTTTGGTCTATCGATAGTGTAATCTTCAGGTCTTTTGTTCTTCTGATTTATACCCCATAATATCTGATTGTATTTTGCATCGACAAGGTTTTTTTGATCTGCCTGCCATTGGTCAACAAGGTCAGGTCTCAGATTCCTCATTGCTTTAAAAATATGATCCTGTGTGCCAGCTACAGGGTTTTGAATATTGTATAGTGTTATCAAATTGGAAAAATCGCGGGGATCAGAATATTCTCCCGTCATTGGATCTATTTCAGGTTTACACATTTCTCCTGTACTAAGATCCATACATTGAGTGAGGAATATAATGCCGTCATCAAGTAGTTTTTTGAAATCAAAATGGTATCTTTCCATACTGATAAATATAAATCAACCTATTTATAATCAATATGAATTATTTAATCACAGAAGATAGATTACAGTCAGTATTCAACAAATACATGGATGAGTTTACTTGGCGTGTTGATGATTTCGGTGATATTGTTGTATTTGGTGACGGGGCAAGATATTTTGATACATTCGGAGATTATCTATCTATTAACCCTTTCTTCTTAGAAAAAATGACAACTTTGTTCGGAGAAAATGCTGGTGATTTGATGTTCAATTGGTTTAACAAAAACTTCGAATGGGAATCTCATCCAGCAACTGAGTGGGGTGAAGCCGACTTCTATGAAGAAGAAAGCCATGAAGTTTACTAAACTTTTTTCAGGTGATTGAATTTAAAATCAATCAATATATTTTCGGGATCCCTTGAAAAATCTAATACTCTTGGTCCAAGATATTCTCTGAAATTTCTAAGAAAGTTTTCTTTTACAGCTCTTTCAACTTTCTCTTTGGTTATTCCTAAAAGTTCACCTTTTAGATAATTTTCAGGAGTATCAACACCAATTTCACCCTGTCTTTTTTTTACGTCTTGTATGTCAATTTCGATTACAACCTTACCATCTTTTTCGAAAAGATCTTTGATCTTGAATTTAATTTTAGTTTGTATTTCATTGGTGTCTATTGGCCATCCCCATGTTTTCGCAAACTGTGCTCTTTTCTTCTGTAGTTCTTCTTTTGACCCAATTAATTTTTTTAATTTTCCTTCAATTATTTCTTGGTGTTTTGCCCCTCTCCTGAGAGCATCCATTTCTTTTGGCGTAAGTAAATAAACAGGCACATTTAAATCCTTATCCCATTTCGCTTTTAGTTGAGTCGGATCGGAGTTCCATATTTGTTTTGACGTTGATGAAGAATAATTATCAACCACCTGATACCATCTTCCCTCCTTATAGAGAAAGATTGGATACCATCCATAAGAGAGAACAACATACACGTTTCCACCTGACTTATCAGTTTCCCAAAATCCCGAAATATTACTTCCTCTGAAAGGAAGCAACGCCTTTGTGTACTTGAAAGAGTCTGGGTTGGTGGTGGTTTTGCCCTGAAGTGTTCTTGGATCAAGAATTTCCTCAGGTCCTAAATCCTCATACCTTTTATTTTTGGATTTGTTTGCAAAGTAAAGTTCTGAGTAATATTTACTCAATCCTGCATCCATACCCATAATTTCAAGTGTTTTTGAAATTAACTCCTCTACTTGTTTTTTTAACTTGTAATTTGGGTTTTTGGCTCTAAGATCATCTATGTATTTGAAAATTTTGATGGCTACCTTCGGTATTTTGTCCATCTTTTCTTGTTCTTTTACTACATCCTTCTTTGTCTCTTTTTTCCTAAGAATATTATTATTGTAAAGTTTTCCGTCTTCATCGAAGAAATTCCCGTCAGTAACAATTTTTTTAATAGATTTCTCGAAGAAGTCTTGACCCTTATCTAAATTTTTCAAGGCTAAATTTATACCTATATTATTATTTTTTTCATCCATTACCCATCCACTATCAAATTCACCTTTCGAAAACAAATTTTTCAAAGCTCCTAAAACTTCATTAACATTACCTAAACCTGATGTCAATTTGGGACCAATAATTTTTGTAAATAAGGCAGATGCTAAAATATGTCTATAAGCATCTTGTTTTACATCATCTTTAGAAAATTCAATTTTAGATTTGTATTTTGATAAATTATAAATTTTAATAATTGAAGATATGTATTCAGGAATTTTTAATATTTTATCCAAAAATTCTTTATAAAATTGTTCGTTTACCGACTTTGGTTCTTCTCCTGAAAATAATGGATCTGAGAACTCCCCACTTGATACTTTTCCCGTGGTTTCTTTGGTTTTATCTTTCAATATCTTTTCCAATTCTTTTTTAAATTTTGTACTACCACCTTTATAGATGATTTTGATGAGGTATTTGTTTAAAGGATAAATATATTTGGTGAGAACTCTTTCTTCTGTTTCTTCGTTTTTATTATAAGGTAAATTTTTGAAATCAGGATCCATTGAAGAATAATTGAATGACTCTATTTTATACTTAGTCCTCAATTTATCTCTATCAAGAACTAATATTACATTCAAATCCTTCGGAGGCTCTAATGAAGATCCTATACTAAGACCGGGTATAAAGTTTTTATCTCTCGTGAATGACACAACGGATTGGTAAGGACTATTTTTTACCCTCTTATCCAATTCCAAATAATCATCACCGGGAAGGCTTCCTCTAAGTTTATCTTGTTTGAGAATAGATAATGCTCTCTCCTCCGAGGTGTGATGGTAAAGCGGGGTGCCTTTTATGTCTTCTAATTTCTCATGAATTTTATTACTCATGATTATAAATACTTCCAACTGTTTCTGTCATAACCAAATATTTCAAATTGTTCTTCAAATTTATCGTAAATGTATTCGGCCTCTTCTTGTGTGTATTTGTAAGATTGGTTATTTGTTTCTTTTGTGAATATATTGTTTGTTACAACTCTATTCCATTCTTGTTTGAATTCTTGGGAAGTTTGGATTTTTTGATTGATGAAAGATATTTTTTTCAAATCCTCATCGAGATATTCGAACCTTATAACATGTTTGGGAGGTTTTATTTCAGAATATACCTTTTCGAATTGAAAATGGTTTAACATACCACCGTCATATCTCACAAACTTTTTCGAAAACTCTATGAATGACATATCACAATCAGAACCATAACAGTCGTTTTTCAAGAAAAGTGAATAATAATAACTTTTCATTCTTGTATACGGGTTTCTTACATTGAGTAAGATGTCATAATGATGGTATAATTCAGGAATGGTCCATTCATGTCTTAATCCTTGAGAGAATTCTCCATTTATGTTTTTATTGGGTATACAAGTCTTATATTCATTACCTTCATAAATCTGGACCTCCCAAAAATTCAATAATTGACCTATTGTTCTTGTGGCAGTTCTTTCAGGTAGAATCCACACAGTTTGTTCAGAGTGTATAAAATTCATTTTTTTTCTTGTTTTGGTGGAATTCTAAAATTTAATGCCCTTTTACCATTGATGGTGGGCATACCATATTCATCAACCCCAATTGATTTGACTATGGTTTTTTTATTTTTGAATCTTCCTGTTAGAATGACATCTCCGATTTCAATCGGAATGAAGATTCCCATTTGTTTGACTCTATTCATTTTTATTACTCTTGTATTTTATATTTATAATGATAACTAAGATTTATGTCTAATGAAGGAAATGAAAAGATGAAGAGATTTCTTCAAGGAGGTTTTAATACTTTGCTTAAATTGAATGAGTTTTCTGATATTGACAAAATTGAAGTTTTTTTTGTCTTTGGGTCTCAACACAAAACTGCAATGTGTGATTGGGTTTATGGTATAAAAATTTATAGTCAAATGAGTATAAATTCGAGAGCAGATTCCGCTAGATCACTTCAAATTAAAGTTGGTAGGGCAACTGAAAAATTATTGGGAGTAAGGGTATGTTGTACCGATGTTATTTGGGTAAAGGACTACGAATAATATTATTTGCCGCCTGAAGAATGTCTGTCGATTCGTACCAAGGAGAATTATAATAATCCCACAAGGATCTTTTTGATGTGAATGGGTGGTCGTATCTTTTTAAAATTGATTTGGCAATTTTAAAATCCTTGACTGTCCAATTCAATTGTTTTTGAGGCACTCCGTAAATAAATCTCAATAGTTTTCGGTATGTTTTCATATTAATCTTTATAAAGTTCTGTTTCGTTTTCGGGATTCTCTTTACAAAATTTTCTCAGAAGGTATGCGGATATTGTATTAGCTTCAGCTTCACTATCAATCTCAGACTGGTTTATTTTCGTTGGATCCGAACTTTGTAGTGCGTGTATCCATTCATGAGATATAGTTCTGAGAATATCAATCAAAATTCTACTTTTACAGAACACAGCAATACGACCATTAGATTCACTACCTGTTGTAATCGACTCATTTCTTTTGTCTTGAAAAACAAATACAAGATCTTTATTAATGGGCGCATTATCCTGTAGAAATTCCAAAAAGTCCTTGGTTATTCCTACTTGGTTCGGTTTTAAATTTTTTCTTATATTTTTGAGAGACAGTTTCACAACTATAAATAGATGTAATTCATGACTTGTTCAAGGTCATTGTAAACCAATTTATCTTTGAAATCCAAGTGAGATCTATGTTCACCTTCATTCCACATCCAATCCTTAAAACCCAAATCAATAATCCTTTGGTGTATTTTTTGATCAAAATGATCCTTGATTAACCTTGCTCTCCTATTGATATCAATTACGTTGTTGTCAACTGTGCTATTTCTGTTGTTGTATTGTAAATATAGAAGTTTTTTTACATGGATGAATTTTGTCTCTAAGAAGGTTCTCACAATTAGTTCATAATCATCTGCTACAGGTAATCTTTTATTGTGGCCTCCTACTTTCAGATAAACATTCTTGTTCCATGCTCTCACGTGATTTGGCATCGAAAAATTGTATCTTATTGATAAAGGGTTAATATCAGAATAACGGTGACTTAGAAAATTGTCTACCCCATTTTTTATCCAATGATGTATCCCGTAACCGACGTTAAACGTGTTACGAGGATTGGAGTATCCTTGGTCACCCCAAATGTCAGTATAATATTTCATTTCGCCGTCATCATATAATTCACAAACCTCTGAATACATGAATCCAGCGTCGGGAAATTTTTTTGATGCATTATCGAGTTCTTCTAAACAAGTTGGTAAAAGATAATCATCGTGATCAAGTTCCACCAACCACTCTCCCTCACTAAGATGACACGCTCTGTTTTTTACCAAACCAACGATTCCATTAGAGATAGGTGTGACTTTATATGGTTTAACCCTGAAGTCTTGAGAGGAAATCTGTTGTATATTATTCCAAGTATCTTCATCAGGAGAGTCATCGACTATAATCCATTCCCAATCCGTGTACGTTTGGTTGGATAAACTTTCATATGTTCTATAGATTCTTTCACCTGTTTTGTAAGTTGGTGTAAAAATTGAAAATTTTGGTGCAATTTTTGAAGAGTTTCTGAATGTAGTTTCACATACAATAATATTTGCGATTACATTGTCAGGAAATATTTCATCAATCGTTACTATTCTACGGTTCAATGAATCCAAATTAGATTGAAGTTGTTTACCTATAGTTAATATAATATCTGGATCATGTTCAATAAAATCTTGTCGAAAGTTGTTAATGTGTTTTTTTGAATGAACTTTAACCTTTTCGGATAATCCTTCCCAATGGTAAACATCGGAAATTAATTCGAAGGTTCCGATTCTATCCCAACCATATACTAATGCTACGGGTAATTTTGTCTTCATACGTGTTTAAACAAAGCCATATGAGGTTCGGATATCTCATGAATTGGTCTTTCTTTTGTAAAATAATAAAGTGCAAATGATAATCTATCAACTTCTTCAGGTGTTTTCAATGGACCAGGATGACCATGGTATGCTTTATCTGATATCGAAAATATAACAGCTCTGTTGAATATTGGATCAATTTTTTTAACACAGGTTTTCAAATCGGGGGTCCACAATTGAAGGTCTCCTCCCCACTCTTTTTTCCAATCTTTATTGAGATAAAGAAGTAAATTCAATCTCCTATGAAGTTTGGTGATCGGATGATAATTGTAATCAACATGCACTGATAATCTACCTCTCGATTTAATCCTATGTATTCCACCACCATAATAGGTTGGATCAGGGATTAATTCTTTTATTCCAGTGAGTTCCTCCAAATATTTCAGAACTTCGGTTGAATTCATGAATCCAAGAACATTATTTACATATTCAGGGAATCCTGAACACAAGTACAACTTTCTGAATTGATGTTCACCGCCAGCGTCCTCCTCCTCTCCTTTGTCATGTTCCCAATTATTTATAAAAGGTATTTCATTAACTGCCTTTTTCAAATATGACTCGTTCATGAAGTTGTCAATTACGATGTGAGGAAATGGATACGCGGTTGCGTATTGAGTCTTGAGATATTTCGGTAACTTGAGATCAATCATGAATTAAAAATAGAAAAAATATTATTAAAAATAAATCATTAGTCACCATCGGCTTCGTAAAACGAAACAATAAATTCTAAATGTAAGGAGGTGACGTGTTTATATCTATTCAGGTGACAGTAAGCTTTGAATCCGCCACTTGAATTCAGATAAGCAACATCTGGTTTTAAATCCTCACATTTTAACGCACCGTTTATACACCCCAAAAGTAAATATTCAGCAGTTTCCCTGAGTTTTTCCATGGGTGGAGGTGTTTGTGGTACGGTTCCCCATCTCCACCTTAAAGCTTTCATTGTGAGATATACTTTTTCGAAGTCGAAGTTTTCTAATACCTCGTCAATCATCTTCTGTATGTCGTGTCTCGGACTTGCCATGAGTTTTTGGTTTTCCATTTTCGTCTAAAAGCACGAAAACAATTTCATCAATTCTAATAATTGATTGTTTTGTATTTTTGTTTCTAACGTCGCAGGAGACCGTTATAGACGTGTTTCCAAATTTGACTACTTCACATCCAATCTCAACAATATCTCCCGTTTTTGCGGTCTGTACGAAGTTTATAGCGGACATTGCCTTGGTCACTATGTTTGTGGATTCAAGTTGACAGATACAGAAGATTGCAGCCTCCTCATCGATCCACTTTAATACCTGTCCACCAAACAATGTACCTCGGGAGTTTAAATCTTCTGGCTTAATTAATTTTCTTGTTCTATATTTCATGTCCAATATCGTTTTTTATGTCTTGTTTAACTTTTTCTAAATAAATTAATCTTTTATTGTGACTGACAAATGGTACACTCCAAAACTGTCTAGTTTTGGTTTTGAACCATCCGAAAACGAAAGAATAAACACCCATTACAAGTCGTAACTTTACAGAGTTTAAATAAATGGTCAAAACAGGTAAAGCCGGTGCCCCGTGTGTCAGGTACGTTCTGACTTTCTTATCTTTTAGCAACGGGATAGGTATTCCGTAATTTTTTGTTATTGGTTTAAATTTATAAGCAAAACCAGGAGTGAAGATTTGATCGAAAAATAGTTCAAGCATTGGTGCACATCTAAACCACCATACAGGGGAAATAAAATAAATCCTATTAGCCCAATTGATTAACTCTTTATATTCTTTGACTTTGTCAACACCAAAATCTAATGATTTTATCTCAGTGTATAAATCAATTATGTAGTATGATTCTCTATGGAGTTCAAGTGTATCTACAATTGTATTTTTTATACCGTTATAACAAAAACTTTGTTTATTAGGGTGTGCGACAATAATTAAATTATTCATATTTGACAAATATAATAAAAACCCCTCATTTTTGGAGGGGTTTTTATTATTTAGTTAACATAGGAATCACACTCTCTGTAGATCCGTTCCATTTTTTTATTTGGTTCTTTGGTATCCAAAATTCCATAACTCCGATTTCCTCGACCCTGCGGAGATATCTCTCACGGAAGGCTTCCGCTTCATGGACGCTTGTTATGTATTCCACTTTCATGTGTGAGGCACATATCTTACCCATTTTGGTTAACATAGAAAACTCATCAGTAAGAGTTCTACCACAACACATACAAACGTCACCACGCTTAATAGTCATTTTGCCTTCGAACATAACCGCTTTTGGAGATACTGCTCTAAGTTTGACAATATCCAAAAGAACAGGATTAAACTCAAGACCGTATTTTTCTTTCAACATAATACCGATTTTACGACCTATCATGATTGTTTCACCGGGTGTTGGCCAATTCATCCGAATAGTTTTTTCCTTATCTTCTTCCTTTTGAATCTGAGCCAAAGCGGTTGAGATTTGCTTTGAGGTAAGTGTACCCCACTTTTGAAATTTGGAAGCGATGTCCTTAACGAATGGGTTCTCACCCTTGTATTCGACGATACGCTTCACGTTTTCAGGTAACTCCTCCTTGTTTATAGTCTTAACCTCGGAGTTAAGAGCCTTCTCGGTAGCGGCGAGCTGCTTAGGAGTAAGACCTCCCCATCTTTTAAGGGCGTCTTTCATGTTGAGGATGAAACGGTTTTGACCTTGGTAGTTACGAACTTTGTCTTGAACTGAAACTTGGGTTGTGGTAGTCATGGTGTGTGTTTTGTGAATACAAAGATAGTAATTTCAGACGAATTACCATAATTTTTTTTACAAAAAAATTAATCCAAATAAACTAACCAAGTAGCAATTATGTATTTGTCGTTAGAGATTGGTTTGAATCCACAATGTACAAAAGGGAAGGAACTTGGAAAAATAACTAAACCACCTTTGGATGGCTTGATTTTTATCTCGGGGTAAAGGAATCCTGTTTCCCCACCTTGATAAACATCGTTTAGGTAAACAATCATTGAAAATGATCTTGCCGAGCTTTTTAAATTTTCAACCTCAACATGCCACGATTCGTAGTGTCCTTCACCCTTTTTGTATTTTTGGATTTGACAAGTCTCATAGGTTGAAGAACCAGGAAATAATTTTTTATCTGCATCAAAAGAATACCTGAACGGTAAATTATTGAGAAAATGATCACTTAAGTGTTTATTTATAACACTGAAAAAATTCTCATGATTTACCAACTCAGGGTGGTCATATAAATTAATTTCAGTAGTATTTTTTACATCGAAGTCAACACCCCCCATCATTGATCCCACATTAACGTTATCATCTTTTTCAAGGTCATTGAAAAGTTTCAGCAATGAGTCACAAAACTCATCTGAGAATACATTTTCTTTATAATAAATAAATTTAGATAAGTCCATTATACTCTATCACATACGTTTGGTTGATAACACCCTTGTCCTCCTCCTTCAACATAACCAATTCTCATATCAATGTGTGTAGATACCAAATAGGGTGTTTCTTTACCGCAAATTACACATTTATCAAAACTATCGGGATCAGGACTAAGTTCTTGTTTCAAGGCACAATTTAAGTGATCATAACCTACAAGGTAATCATATTCAACCTCTTTTGTGTTTTCACCACTGATTGAGCATTCCCAAGGACGTATTATCTTGTTTACTGTTCCGTCATCGTTTATATCCAAAAAAAAGTGTTCATCACCAATCGGTGGACCCTCTTGATTTCTTTTCTCTTGCCAATACTTGTCTCTGACAAGTCCCCCCAAAGCAAAATCATTTGGTGTGTTGAGAATCTCTTCTTGTGTTACCTTTACGATTATAGACATAAATTCAGTTTTATTTTTGAAATATAGAAAACAAAAACTTATAAACAAACAATATTTATAATTATGGACAAAAAAGTATTAATCGATAAATTAAATTATTTAGTCCGTCAGGAAGCAAAAGATTTTACAATCAAAGAGTTTGGCGTTGAGTTTGTGTATAATAAACAGGGCTTGATTAATGAATATTTCGTTAACATCGCTTTCGATTATCAAGGAAAAATTGATCCTGAAATTTATGATTTCGCCCATGATATTCAAACAATGTCTCAAAAACTCCAAGAGATAATTGCCAAATATCCAATTACTCCCCAAGGTAAAATAAACATGGATTATCAAAATTTCATTTCAGTGGATGGAATCATTTGGAATATTGATTTTAGATTTGATGAAAGTCATGTGTTCAATATGTCATTTAAAATTGATTTAGCCGTTGCCGAGTAAATTAGAAATATTAGCCAAGAACTTCGCCGAACTAACTCCTGAAGAGGTAGATTGGGAAGATATTATGAATTTAAGATCAAGATATAAAGACTATCTTGAGAGAAAATCCCCAGATTTTTTATTGAATTTGTTTATGATGATCGTGTCTTTGAAAAAGACAGGGAATTTCGACTTTTATGAATCCATAAGAGATAAATTGTTTGTGGTCGGATTCTATTTGGAATCAGGTGATTTTTTTACAGAAAAATGTGATTCATGTGATGGTGAAGGTTACAATACTTGTGAAAATTGTGATGGTTCGGGTAAGGAAACTTGTCAACAATGTGATGGTGAGGGTGTGGAAAGATGTTTCGCGTGTTCAGGAAAAGGTAAGGTCGATGGTGAAACCTGTCCTGAATGTAAGGGTGAAAGAGAAATAGAATGTGGAGAATGTGGTGGTGACGGGGAAACAACTTGTAGGCAGTGCGGAGGTGATGGAAATATCGCATGTGAAGAGTGTGACGGAACTGGAGAACTTCAATCTGATACTCGTACAAATTACGAAACCTTTATCTTCATTTCTTGGAATAAAAATCTGAAAGATTTGTCTGAGATGAGGGTTGGTACTGAGGCTTCAATCACATATCAAGAATATTATAGATTAACAAGTGTAGATACTTTTATGATCGGAGGTTTTACCGGTAACGGAGAAAAAAAACGCTTTGTTGAATCAGACGAGTTCTATATTTACTTTTTCGACGAAGATTCATTTGATTTAAATTTCAGACGTGCCAGAAAAGATTATTTGGGAACCGATGAAGGGTTAGATTATTACATGAAATTTTATGAGTGATGTAAAAACTTTTCTTAACCTGTTAACTAAGGCTGGATACCCAAGTGAAAAGGTTCACTCTGTGGCTTCATTGCTTGATTATGATATAGATAATTTCTTATCAGATCTAAATGATGAGTTAGGTAAAAAAGGTGTAGTTGAATTTTGTGATAAGGCTATTAAGAAACTCTCAGGAAAAAAGGGTATTCGAGTTGATTTAGAAGGACCTAATGGTGATGAATATTGTTATGTTAACATCTATCCAATATACTACGATGAGGAAGAATCAAAGAATGATGTGATAAGTAAATCAAGTTGGGGTGAATCAAATATTTTAGATATGAACCCTGATACAGGAGAATATCATTATGTAACAATTCAAACAATAATCGACAACACAGACATGAGTGGTTGGGGTGATTTGGACGAGTTATTAGACAATATCAAAGAAAAAGCCTACAACATAGTTTATAGTAATTGTGGTTTTGGTATATGGTGGGAATAAAAAAAATGGGAGACCGAAGTCTCCCAAAGGGGCTGTATAGTTTTGAACAGCCGCTCCACCACCAAGTTTAACGAACTTGGAAACCACCTTCTTTGAAAAGAGTATTTAAAATCTTTTCTACCTTTTCTTCACTGAGATATGGAATAACATCATCTGAGTTATCAGGATAGAAAAGTTTGGTAATGAAATTTCCGGTTTGAGGATCAATTATTGCAACTTCGAAATTTTCTTCAAAGTCACCATATAAACCCATAGCACCTCCGACTATTGACAATATGTACTTATCGTTGTAAAAAGTAATCCTCTTACCCCCAAGAACTCCGAGAGGTTTGGAATTATCCTGAATATAATCAATCGAAATCATTTTTGATTTTTTAACTGATCAAGTTTGACTTTGAGGAGTCCAATATTGTCTTTGTCTTTCTGAGTTTTATTAGGTTTTTTTGTAAGCTCATTCATCATTCTAGTGACAAAGTTTTGTTCATCCTCAGTGCCTTGAGTTTCTATTTTTGAGTTACCCTTCTCGAGATGGCGACCTAAACGATATCCAACATATCCCACCAACCCAAGAATGACTAACTGACCAAAGGTAAATTGTTTCATATATTATTTTTTTGTGATTTCAGCTTCGATTTTTGATTTAGTAATCAGAACATCAGCAGCACTGTATTGTGGTGTGTTTGTTAAGATTATTGACTCAACCAAGTGTTTGAATGGAACATGAATAAAAAAATCTGTTCCGTTGAAAAAAGTAAGATCGTTTTTTAATTCAATACAACTTTGTACCATTTTCAAGAACAATTTAAACTGAATCGGATCGATAAATGTTTCATTTAAAAGGGTACCGAATTTCTCGTTCTCTATCTTAATTTTGTATTGAGTAAGTGTCATACCTGATTATTTTTACAAAAATAGTAAACAAAATTCAGAAAAACAAAAAAAATTATGAGTCTTCGCACATTTGTGAATTTTAGTGAAAAACATAAATGCTTTTCTATTACACAACCTAGAACTGCATCAAGGAACTTGACTCGGATTCTAAAATTATATGATTTTGATACTTATTTACTCAATAAAGGTGAGTTAATTTTTGTTCATCCCAATCCTACACACAACCATACCACCGAGTTGATGAACAATCATTTAGATTATGACATTATTTTAAGTTGTAGGAATCCATATTCATATTTTTCAAATGGGTTCAGAATACAACAATTAAAAAAAGATTTACTAATCTCGACATACGACCTTAAAGATGAATATTACGAATATATGTCTGAAATTATTTTCAAGACTTCTACATATCTTTGGCAAAAGGGTTATGAGTCTGAGGGTATCCCATCTTTGTTAAATAGAACCATAAAATACAGAATCAAAGTGGAAAATTTTGAGGAATCTTTGATGAAAGTGCCTTTTATTTCTAATTCTGACCCTGAAAAAATATCTGAGGTTTCCAAATTTTGTAATGAAAAACTTGGAAAAACAATGCCCTCAGATAACATTTTATGGAGGGAATTCTTCCCCGAAGATTTCAGATTATATTACAACCAAAGAAACGCAGATTTAATTTACGAAAATTACGAATCAATGTTTAAAGTGATGGATTACCATAAAGACTCTTGGATGTTATGATGGTGTTTGATTACCGTTCAGAATTGGAAGATTGTGGTCTTTAACACCCCCATCAGTTATAATCCGATATGTTACAATATTTCCTAAATCAGGAAAACTAATTAGTTCAACCTTTATACCCCATTTGTTAACGTGAAGATTTACCTCAGGTGTAACAATTTGGGTCAGATTATCTAACTTATCCCAAGTCTCACGCTCAACCATATCTCTAATTATACCCTGAGTTGTATCTACAAGAACGTCATTTGCGTGCATCACACCTAACAAGAACTTTTCAACATCAAAAATATGATATCTTACAATACTTGAGAGAACTACACTTTTGTCATCGAAAGATGTGACTGTTTGTGGTTTTAAGTTTACTGTTTGGGTAATAACAGGTGTAACCCAAATCTTATCAAAAAATGGTATTTTACAGTTTAAACCGGGTTCTACAACTCTTATGAATTTTCCACATCTAAGATGAACGCCTTTTTCCCACTGATCTACAATTTTGAATGGAAGTATATCATGGATGAATGTTACCAACAGGTCTATGAACTTATCAAGCATAAAATAAGATTTGCTGCTAAGTTACAAAATTAAAATAACACTACAAAATATTTATTATAATGTTAGAACAAGATTTAAATATATTAGACAAAATCTTTAAAGATTTGAATTTCACCACAACTTATAGAGAAATCTTGTTATCAAGTTTGGTTAACAACCTTGAGAGATCGGGAATGAAAAATATTACTCGTAACTTTATCTACGTATCTTTATCCCCTGAAGAGGGTAAGAAAACTGCTACTGAGATAGCGGATTATTGGGAGGAGATGAAACAAACCGGATCATACAAAACCAACCTTCAAAAAACTTTAGAAAATTCACCAACCTTTTCAAAGTATCTGAAATAAAAAACCCCAACCGTAAAAACGGTCAGGGTTAGGCAAAAAACTCTGAGAATACAAGTCTTGACAAGAGTCTTTAGGAGGATTATTTGGTTCCCTCTGTTTCCACCGTCTTTTGAACGGTAACTCTCAGTCACGGTCAATTAGATTAACCAATCCTTAAGTTGTCTGCAACTCTCTCCTTACTCATCACTCTTCGACCCTGCCGAGCCAATTCATCCTTGCGGGATTAGAGAACTTTCGTGAAAATCGTGTCGGGCTTGGGACCCTTCACGGCCGTGAACATCTCACGACTATGTAGTGACCTGTCACACACAACTGACGAGCACTTTTCCTTGATTTAATTTAATGTTTTGGACATTGATTAGACCAAAGTTGGTTTTACGGATTAGGAAGGTAGTGGCCCGTCTGAAGCCAAGTCATCTTTTGGATGACACGATACTAAACTACCCTCTGAAGTGTCCCCACTTCCATATTTCGAGTCAACTTCATGACTAACCTCTTGGTAGAGATAAAGTCAAGGTCTCATCAGCACCACCTGTTATGAAACTTACCTTGCCGGTGTTTAAGCCAACTCTAACATTGAACTACGCAATTGTGACAGTGGATACTATCATTTCTTACATAAGTTCTACAGGTTACTCTTGTTGGTCTTCCGACCTCAACCAAACGACCCGAATCGCTTGGTCACCTCACCAACTTCCCTACAGTGTTACCCTCGGTACTAGAGGTGGTGTGATATCCTGCTTGCCTACTCAAGCTCCCTTTCGGAAACCGCAGACAACCCAAAACCAGGGTTATCCACTTTATACTACTTTCGTAGTTTATTTAACGACCATAGGCGGCCAATATCTTGAGTCAAAGAACTTTTTAATTTGGAAGGAAGGGGACTTTTTACGACCCCAACCTTCCATTTGTTTCACAAAATTAAAACAGTGTTTGGAGACTGTCAAATTTTTTTGAAACTTTTTTTGACTATTTCTGATTTGATTCTAATACCCCCCACTTTAAGTGAGACAGGTTCAAATTCAGTTTCATCAAAGAACAAATGACTTTCGTCTTTTGTTTTACGAAGATAAGAAGAACTTTTCAATCCATCAAATCTTTTTTTGTTGCGAGGGTAGGATTCGAACCTACGACGCCAAGGTTATGAGCCTTGTAAGCTACCTCTGCTTTACCTCGCGATATAAAATTGGTAAAACTACCCAATACTTTGATTACGTGGGTCGTTCTCCCTCAAAGATCTTAATTTCGGTAAACGATAAATATACTTTAAAATCGTAAAGGACTACAAAGATATTAAAAAAAATGGTTCTAACAAGTATTTCACAAACATTTTTTTACATATCTAAGCTACGAACTATTTTTTTTAGTTGTCTCCTAATCCGATAAGTATGATAACAATAACAAAAAAAAAGTATAAGACCTGAAACTATCATTGTAATATGATTTCTGCTAATCTATAAACAAATTCCCCTGTTGTGTTGGGATCAATCTCATTCAAAGTAAAATACTTCCATTCAGTGTGTTCTTTACCGTCAATGGCATTATCCAAATCAGGGGTTATTGGTATATCTGAATCTAATAAATATACATACATTAGTCCTTTTATTTTATATCCATCACGAGTGTATCTTGGAATGAGACCAATAAAATTTATATCTTTATCATCGACATCGACTCCAGTTTCTTCGAAAAACTCTCGTTTAGCACCGTCCATTGTTGTTTCATTTTCCTCGAGTTTACCTCCGAAAATAGACCACATGCCAGGAAAAGCGGAGAGAGAATTTCTTTTTCCAAGAAGAATTTTATCTCCCGACTTGACAATTAAACCTGTGTATCTTTTTGTATCCATGGTATTTATGATTATGGTTGTAAATGTAGGTAAAAAAAGTTTTAATGTCAAAACTTTAGTGACACCAAAAGAGCAAAAAATTGGAATGATGAAAAAAACATTCAATCATTCATTTAACGGACTTCTTTTTCTTATGAATGGTGATCAACAATGTTTTTGGATGAAGGACTGTATAATACCTTTGGATATTATCATTATAAAAAATAACGTTGTTGTTAATATTCATCATAACTGTTCTCCCTGTCAGAGTGATGATTGTCCATCTTATTGTGGTAATGGTAATATAGTTCTTGAGATTATGGGTGGGTCCTGTAAAAAATTTGGTATTGAAGCAGGTGACTCAGTTCAGTACATCCTTTAGTTTTTCCAAATTGTCTCTTTAACTTCCTCTTTATGCGCGATGTACCGAGCTAGAACAAAAAAGTAATCGCTTAATCTATTTAGATACATGGTTATAGGTTGTAATTTAATAAAATTATCCAAAACCCTACACTCCAAAACTTCAATTTCAGTTCTTCGAGCTATTGTTCTACAGATGTGTGCAATAGCTACTGATTTAGTTCCTTTAGGTAAAATAAAATTCTTTAGTTCAGGTAATTCTTCGCTCATTTTATCCATAGATAACTCTAATACTTTTATATCTTCCTGATTAACTTCAGTAAGTTCTGTATTATTATCATTAATAATCGTCGATCCTGCGTTAAATAAATTCCATTGAATTTGTTCTAGTGAAAGGTTTAGGTCAAAAACTTCACTTCTGAGTAAACCCACAAAGGAGTTTAATTCATCTAAAGACCCGACCGCTTTGATTTCTGAAAGTGTTTTGGGAACCCTTCTTCCCGATAATAAACTTGTGGTACCATCATCACCCTTTTTGGTGTATACTTTTTTTGACATGTCATAAATATATGAAATCTATTGAGATACCTCAACTTGAGATTCTTTGATTTTTTCTTTTAACGTTTTTTTGAACTCAAGTGCGAGACTCTTTAAAAATCTAATGTAAGGTGCATCTTCTTTTGTTGGATCGTATCTATAGTTTCCCATAGGTGGTCTTTTACTTCTACCCAAGTAATTAAGTCCAGATATATTTGTAATACACTTATGTCCACCTGACATCGATTGTAAAAGATCCCAAGCCGAAACTCCAACTTTGTCCAATATTTGTCTTTGTTCTTCACTCAATTCTGTGAACGGTATATCCATCATGTTTTTTATCTGCTCTAGCATTTGCTCGCCATTATCCATAAACATGAATCTTTCTCCATATAAAGCATCAAAATCTTTAAAAGTAAATCCAACGCTCTCAGGTCCCACCGCAGTTTCACTTATCCATTTTATTGTAGATAGGGGTACAACTCTATCTTTCAACTGACTCTCCCATTTTTTTAATACACTTTTGGATATTTCGCCAAGATTTACCCCTTTCAAGCTCCTATCTTTTTTGAAAGGATTACATGAAACTTGTAATAATCCCATTGGCCAAGCCATTATTAAGAAATCGGCTTCAGGGTATGTCCTAAAAGGGGTATATCTATCATAAGATCCTGGTTTTCTCATATCCCCTCCACCGTATTGTGTTATTATACCATCGGAATACTCTAAGTTACGAAAGTCTTTCATTGACCCCGCGTAATCGTCGGCATTGTATTGTAATTCTTCGGGTGTGGGAGCGTTATTTTGTTTCATCCAACTTTTAATATTTCCGAGAATCGAAAGAAGGGAGGGTTCGGAGTCTAAGACCAAGTTTTCAAGAAATCTTTTTTTGTTTTTGAAGGCTAAAAGGAGTTTGTTTACTACAAATCCCATTAACATTTTGTTTTTTTGAAGTGATTTCTCTTTATCATACCTGAACAGATAGTTAACAACATCCTCAGGTGTCACATTTTGTTTTATAAAGTCCGCAGAGTCAACCGTACTTATCAATAAAACATCTGTTGAAGGAAATAAATCTCTTGGAGAAATTATCTGAGATATTGTTTCGACGTTAGATCTAGCTTGTCTGAATGATTTTGATGCTCCTTTCTCGGCTCCAACTTGTTTATCGTGATGATCTGTGTGAATCACAAACATTGGTTTTCCATGGGCGAAATCGACTAATACTGGCATCGTGTCTCCCTGAGCGTCGTTTTTTTTGACAGCAAACTCTTTTTCACCATATTGAATAACGTGAGCGTCAACTACATCAATACCATTGTCCTCGAGATATCTTTTCATTGCAATGGCTGTGGTAACTCCATCCAAATCCTGATGGAAATAAATTTCCGCTTTCGGATATCTTTTTTTCAAAGCCGAGATATCTCTGAGCCCTGTTTCTAAAATTACTCTTTTCATTACTTAATCGATGGTCGAGGCACTGCCTTGGTTCCGAGGGCATCTACATCAGAGATACTGAAGATTTCGATTTTCTTTCTTGTCTTTGGGTCAAATCCAAACATCCTTTTCCCATCTTCTCCCATCTCGAAAAGGAACTTTCCAATTGGAAGAGTTGTTTTTACAGTCAAAATTTGCTCTCTTCCTGTTTCGGTTCTAACTTTGAGTATCTTTTTTCCTCCCCTATCAAGAATCTCAGCTTCAGCATTTTGGCCGGGGGTAACTAAGGTTATGGTTTTTTGCTCTTTAATTATTTTTTTAACGATTGTTTTCAAATCGTTTTCAGTTATTCTAATTACTTTTTTCATATTAACTTTTCAATGTTAGTAAAAACTTGGTTTTATTAATCTGAGCTAAAATCTCATCTCTTATGTTTAAAAGGTCTGAGTCATATTTACTATCTAAAACTTCCGAAAATGATACCAAGAACTCCACAATACCATCTATGAATTTTTGTAGATTAAGAACTTTGATATCTTGAAAGGCAACAACAAACTCTTCAGGGAATTGTGGTCTCCCATATTTTCCCATCATTGCTTCAGCAAATAGATCTAAACTCTCATCAATTGAGGCGTAAATTTTCCCATATGATCGATGTTTAGCATCCCCAAAAGTTTGCCAATGCAAAAACCTAAATTGATTTTGTATTTGGAATAGTTTCAATATTAATTCTTCTTTCATATTCAATTTACTAAGCCAATGGTGTCCTGAAAAAAGCACCTGAGATTAAGTCTTTCAGAAGATCTCTTGAGGGTTGAGGAGTTGAGGTTCCAGAAGAAGATGTTTGTGAGTCCTGGTCGGGATCATAAGTCACGTCTACTTTCGGCTCTCGAAATTCTTGTTTATAAATGTTTTGTCCTTCAGGTGAATTAACGTAATCTTGAAATTTCTCATCAATGTTTGGAACTTTAGCCGCCAATTCATCGGGTCCAACAAAGTTTCCAATTCCGATGTAATCCAAAAGACCTGCATAGAATTTAGTTCGTCTGAAGAGACTTATTAAATCCCTGTTTAGTCCAAGTTTACTCCATGATAATCCTGGCCAAAAATTTTTTGCCATCCATCTCGGATCAGAAGCTTTGAAGTTTTTAAACACTCCTGTATTCGAGGAAACGGTATTCTTCATTTTCTGAATCATTTTTACCGCGTCATCTTTTGATGCAAATGCAACCTTGGATGCAAAGCCACCAGCAACTCTTTTGGCTTCTGCCGACTTTTTACTTGCATTTACAAATAAATCGATCCAATCCGTAAGTACCTTTTTGAATCCAGCTGGAATTACTGGAACATTTTGAATTGCTGATTTTAGTTTACCACCCCATGTTATAGAGCTATTAATAAACTTTTGCATCATCGGAGATACCCTTCCCGCTTTTTCAAGGGCGACACCGGCCTCAAATGTTTTTCCGTTTTTAGCTAAAGTTAATGCTTGGTTCATCCCTTTGAATAGTTTACTCGATTTACCAACTCCTAATAGTGGTTTTGCTACTACGTCACCTACGTAAGGCACAACTGCAACCATCGAAAGAAATCCAAAAAAGTAATCACCTTGATTGATATAAGACATACCATTGATGAAATCTACAACCCCAGTAGGATCAAATATACCAAGAATGTCACCCAGTGTGTTATACCATTTTGATTCATTTATAGGTGTTTTAACTTTAGGATATAGTTTTTTCAGAGTCTCGACAACGAACTGTTTTTCTTGATCAGAAAATTGATTCCACTGCGACTGTGCGTTTTCTAATTTCAAAGAAAAAGCTATGTGTTGAAGTTGGTCTTGGCTTAATATAAAATCTGGCATTTATTTTTTCTTTATAAATATAGAGATTATAAAAAAAAGGTTCTTACGAACCCTTTTCAAATACCAACTCAGGTTGATTTTTTTCTTCCAAGAAAGCTTTGACCCTATTCTTGGCAATTTCACAATAATTGGGAGATAATTCAATACCAATCCATTTTCTTCCTTGAATTTCCGCAGCAACCAAACTTGTGCCTGATCCTACAAAAGGATCTAATATCAATTCATTTTTATAGGTAAGAATTTTGATTGCGTTATTTGGGATATCAAGTGAGAATGTTGCCTTTGTCAATTGTTTTGTGTCCGCAAAGTACTTCCATTGTCCATATACCAAATCGATAAACTCTTTTTTTTGATCTTCGGTATATGTTTTCTTCTCTTTTCCGTCTTCTTGCTCCACCATGACTGCAGACCATTGAGGTTCCCCTTTAACTTTCTTGATATGATGTTTTTTATATGCCAAAATTACACACTCTTTCGGATTATAAATGTATGGAGCTGAAGGAGACATCCATGATCCCCATGCAGTGGTTTTACTTCTATGGGGAGATTCCTCCTCGAGATCAACTACCCCAAAAAATCCGAAACCTATACTTTTCATAATGTTCCAAATCTCTGCAACCATGAATATACGACCACCCTTGGATTGTCTATTGATTTCGTAAGGTAAATTAATAGCTATTCTACCGTCATCTTTCAAAACACGATAGGCTTCTCTTAACCAATTATTTGAGAATGTCCTATATTGATCAAATTCCAAATCATCTTCAAATTGATCGTATTTAATACCCACTCCATATGGAGGTGAAGTCACAATTAAATCAATTGACTTTTCAGGCATTTCAGACATTACCTTTATACAATCCCCATTTATTATTTTATTAGTTTCCATTAATTTACAAATTATCCAAGCCAAATATAACGATCAATTTTATTTTTATGTGCATCATAATTTACCCTCGTCTCTCATTTCTTGTCGAATCTTACTCGCAGATATATCTCCAACCTCTTGAGGGGGTATATGTTCAATAATGTCATAACCAACACCACGACCGAAATTTACAGATTCTATGTCAGGTATAATTACAACTTTTACTTTTTCATCACCAACAAGTTTCCAAAGTTCTTTTTTTATGTTTGCCTCAACCTCTAAAGCACTGAATGGATTTTTTTCGTCAGGTTCGATGTCTCTAATACAAATAAGAATATTCTTACCCTCGTTTAACCTTTGATCAATTAACCACCTGTGACCTGAATGCCACGGCTGCCAACGACCAATAAACATGGAATATTGTTTAGAACCACTATTTTTCAGTTTTGGGTCACCCTCAACGTGTATTTTCCGCATATTTTAATACTTTTGACACTGATTCTTCAACATCCTCCTCAGTAGTATCAACACTCAGAAAGTTCTCAGTTGGGGGTTCATAATTTTCAACAAAAAAATCCTCTCTTCCTCTCAGTTCATTTGTGTGAATGTAAATCTCGACTAAATTAGTCCCCATTTTTTGTTTAAACTTGTCTCTTTGGTCTTTGTAAGGGGACACTAATGATACCACAACATCTCTTTTTTTATTATGAAGGTATTCAGAAATTTGTTGTGCTAATTCAATATTTTTTCTTCTCCCTGTTTCAGAATAATCTTTATTTTCGAATAAATTTCTCAAGTCATCCCCATCGATATGGAAGAAACTTGGTTTTTCCCAAATTATCCTTTCACAAATGGTTGTTTTACCAGACCCTGGTTGTCCTGTAAACCAAATAATCATTTTTCTAAGTTTTCAATTTTTCTGTTCAAATAGAAAGCGGCTTTTTTGAGGTCTTCTAATTCCTTGGAAGAATTTTTTTTACCTGCTCTGACCACGTATTTTACCACGTTGAAAAGATATGCATCTTTATCTAAATCCCAAGCTTCACAAACTTTAATTACTTCATAAGGGTTTTCTTCACCTCCATAATGATGAGGGTGATTGACCATTTCAACTTTCGTGTTCATTTTTTTTCTTCCCCCACTTTTTTTCCATGTAATCGATGTATCTATGTGTTTTGTTCCCATTATAAAGCATCCACATAATGTAGTAATCAAACCACCACTCGAGTTTTTTCAGGATTTTTTTCATTAACTAAAGTATTTTTGAATCGCGTCGAGTTTATCGTCAGCATCAGCTAACATCTGAAGTGCTTCCTCAGCGTTTTTATAGAAATCTGCTGTTGAATGATCTCCAATACCTACTGCGTGGTTTGATAATAATTCCAAAGTCAAAAGGGCTTTGGCTTTCTGTGCCTCCGCCTCTTGACGGAGCATTTCAAATAAATAGACTTGTACGTTTGACATTATTTAAATTTTTTTCTTGTTTTTATAAATGGTTCATTTGATGGCACACCATTCATCTGTTTGGGGTTTGATTTTTTCTTGTATTGATAAGTTTCTTCTTTGGGTTCAGTTTTTACACCTTTCCATTTTTTCCACTCGGTTTTGGAAACATATTCCCAACTAATTCCTACCATATTTATTGCGGTTTTGTCATCAACTCTTTTGATGTCACCGACTTCTACGTTTTTTGACTCTCTAATTGCTTTAATACACTTCATAGTTTACCTCCATGTTTAATTTATTCTCCAAGAATCATATGGAATCATAGATTTTGGATGATATTGAAAAAAAGATTCGTGAATGTAAGTATCGGAATTTTCTTGCTTATTATCAAGGTATGCTCCCCAAAAAGATAATGTGGAGTTTGAGAGAATATGTTTGTCACATTTTGCCATCATTAACATTGAAACATGTGGATCTTCATCTATAAACATAATTCTTTCCTTATTAATGTCTAGTTTATTAAGTAAAAAACTTGACTTTTCTTTATTATCTGTAAATAGAAGTATTTGATCATCAGTAGATAAGAGACTTAATACATATTCATACCATTCAATTGGAGGGATAATAGGTGAAATGAAATCATTATTATTACCCATCCTCATATGAAGAGATGTTGTTGGATTTCTGAAAGTCTTAGAATAGTTTTTATGGAGATAATCTAGTATATTGGTGTTGGGTTGAAAAAAATTTAGTAGATATTCTCGATTATGATGCCAATAATTTTTATTGAAGAAGTATCCTTGAATTAGAAAAGGTGTGTTTGTTATTTCTTTTATGGGAATAAATTCTCCACCCGACCCAGTGTCATACTCCCAAGCAAGTCTCTGATCTAAATCCCAAATGAAAGCCTCGGGTCTTCCATAAAACCATGGTAAATTTGGAAATATATCGCCTAAACTTATACCTCTATCTTTTACTTCGTGCCCACCCCAAGGATCGAAATGATGATTTCTTTTTGAAGTTTGGGTGATATTAGATTGTAAGGAAAACTCTGATTGATGAGATAACCAATAACCTAATACAGGTTCAACTTTTGGATTATCTTTCGCATATGATAATAATGCTGATATTTGAAACATTAGATTACCAACACCACCCATGAGTAAAACGGATCCAGTTTTATCCGTTATTTGAGGGATTAATGTTTTGTAAACCATAATGTTCGGCTATTTCTTTTTCTGTTTTACCTTCTTTAAACATTTCATAAATATTACTACTTTCCTCGTCCTCAAAAATTAAAATATCACTTTTTCCGTAAAGATTGAGTAATGAAGAAGTTCTGAGAAAATGAAAACATTTTTCTTTGTCAAGATATCTTCTGTTGAATCCCATAAGAACAAATGTAAAAAAAAGTATTAACTATTCCAAATTGTGAATTTTTTTCAAATTAACAATCTGAAATATGTAAGCCATAAGAGCTCTTTTCATCATTGGAATGAAAGTTTCTTCAAATGGAAAGTCTTGGCTACATTTGACTTCAAATACCGGAATTTCTTTATAAAAATCTGTGTTACTCCACGTGGAATTTTCCTCTATTAATTCGACAAAAGATTTCTCATCTGTTCCTCCTGAAAAAATAAAGTTTAAAAACGTCTTACTATAATGGTCATCAGTTACCTCTTTTCTTATTTCATATTCCCACAAATAAATTTGATCTTCAAATTTTTTCCTATGAAAAATATAACCTCTTCCATCTTCAAGTCTGGTTTTATTTTTTCTTATTTGCACAGATATCGAGTCATGAGCAACATTCCAAATTGATTTTGCTATTTCGAATGCCTCGTAAATCTTTTGCCCTGAATATTTTACTGTTTTGTCAATTTCTTTTTGTTGTTCATCTCGAAGTTTTGGTGGTATTTTTGGCACAAGATCTTTGAATAGAATTTCATCATCATATGATGATAGGTTTTTCTTGATGGTCAACAACGTATTTTCTTTAGACAAAGATTGAAGATTTGCCAAGTGCAAGGAAAGTTCTACAAAGTCAGGGTAGATTTTAAGTTCATCAAATCTACGATCACACTTTTGAAGATACGCTAATAATGTATATTTCTTATGTTCAAAATCAATTGGTTCTTTGTATATCCATTCGGGATCCAATTGAAAGGAACTTTTTTTCGTTCTTGTCATCATAAGGAAAATATAAGTTCATAAAATTGTTAATCAATTCTGAAAACATAGTATTCTGTACCCATGACATTAAATATCTCATAAGTTCCATCATATGGGCTTAACTGTCCATAACCGTCCTCATCTACAACTGCTTGCTTGAATTTATCCATATCAATAAAGTCTTCTATGTTTAGTCCATTATCTTCCATGTAATATTCTATGTTTCTTTCAACATCACTCAACAAATCCTCAAGCTTTTTGTCAATTAATTCATCTGGCCAATCACCCTCTGGAGCTGTTTCTATATCTTCAATATCTGATTTTAGTTCCTCAATTTTTTCCTCTAATTCTGTTACACTATCTTCTAAGCTTGAAATCTGTTCTTCATCTTCAATATCCAAGGATAATTTTTCAAGTATTTCCATTTGAGCCTCCAATTTTGTGATAGTTGATTTTTTAAATAATATTTGGTCCATTTGTCCATCACTGAGCATCCTATCTTCATCATCTAAATAAGCCTCAGGGTTTTGAGAAAGATCATCATCATACCAACCTCGGGCATGATCCAATACCGCATCTTCATCAATGAAATTTGAATAAAAACTTTTGTTAAATCCCGCAATTCCAATTTCATCTACCAATCCATCAACATAATCTATAGCGGCTTCTTCTACTTCAGATTCATTTCCAACGGCATATGTCTGACCATAGAAATCATCATGATCTACCTCAAATTGAGAAAGTCCATAGTGTTCATATTTCATTGGAACAATGTAATAAACGTCTATCATTTTCAAGATCTCGTCTCGTTCATCCTCCAATTCTGTTATTTGATCATAAATCTCAGAATCAAAGTTTTCTGAAGCATCATATTCTACATTCAAACGATCCAATTGTACTTGAATCTCAGATAATCTTTCCTCCTGTTCTTTGTCCCTGACATCAGCACCCTCGTTTTCTAAATAATTGAGTATTGCCCAGGCTTTTTGACCCTCTTCATCCAAATCGTTTGTTAAAGCCCATTCTTGTTCAACTCTCCTTTCATCGGCCTCCTGTTTTTTGGCTAACTTGATTTTTTTAATCTCTAATTGTCTCAGTCTATCCCTTTCTGTTTTTTCTCTTTTCTTATCCTCTTCGACTTTGACTTGTTCAGAGTATTCAGATTTTAGGTAGTTCTTTATTTTTTCGATTATTTTTTTGAACTCAGGTTGTTCAAATAGAACAGAATCCCTGAGTGTATTATCTATCGCATCATAGTAAGACTCGTCCCCGTTAAATTTGAGTGATAAACCGACCTTGTATTTTAAATCTGTAGATGGTAGCGTTTTGTCTATTATGTAAAACAATTTACCTTCAGTATTATATTTGTTAAATGTATCAGCTTGATCACGTCCCGATGTACACCACTTAGTCCCCTTACCATAATAACAAGATGATTCAAAACTTAATGGGTTGACAACCAAGTATCTTGGAGACTCATAAACAATATTTGCACCTTGAATTTTTTTGTAGTTCCTTCTTTGTCTTTCAGCGTATTGGTCGAGTGCTGTTTTAAGTTCGTCGATTGACTTGTAATTGAAAATGTCTGTTTTTTGTAAATTAGATCCGAATTTGTTAAAATAGTCCAAAAGACCTTTGATTATTGGAAAATTTGTGTTGAATCCTATTTGATCCAAGTTTTTTCCTACCCATTGATAGTATTTGGATGGAATCTCATCTACTATTTTTATCATTTGGTCTTGAGAAAATTTCTTATTAAATTTATCTCTAAACTCTGACACTCTACTCTCAACCAAAATAATTCTTTCTGACATCAAATTCTTTATTTAATAAATATTGAAAGACATTTATATTTTGAAAAGAAACATATTTATCTACATAAACAAAATTTAAAAATTACCAATCATGGGATGCGGATGTAAAAATAAAGGCAACCAAAATAATCAGACTCCTCCAACACCACAAGAAGTCAAAGCACAAAAAGTTCAACTTGCGAAACAAGTTAATGAAGATGTGAAGTCAGCCATCAAAAAAACTATCGAGAAATATTACAACAAAAACAAATCCTAAAAGGGATATAGGAGAACAACTCAATTGGTAAAGGGAAGAGAAAATCTTCCCTTTTTTTGTATTTATATGATATGGCAAACATAGATGATTTTCTTGAGATGTTTAACAACGGTGATCTCGATGTAAAAAAGTACTTCGGGGACTATTCTGTATGGTTCAATCTATTGAAAAAGAGAGGCTTAATGGATGAGGTAGATCCTCACAATGCCTGGGGGGGTTCCGAAGTTTGGCAAAACGAATATCTTCTTTGGGCTTACGAATATGATAAACCTGTTTTTTATCATTGGATTCAGAAACTTCTCGGTGATGTGGAAATTGAAAATGGTAAAGCTTATTTGGTCGTTAAAGATCGTGGTGAGTTAGCAGATTTGTTTTGTGACAACAGAAATGATATCAGTCAAGATACCATAAAATCTATATTAGAAGGTGATTATGATTGGGATAGATATTGGGACACAACTGATGACGTTTACAGAGATGTAATCGAAGAATTGAACAAAGAAAATCTAAAAATATTCAAGGAAAGGATATTGAAAGAGTTGGCTGGCCAACAACTCTCACCTGAAACTGAAGAAATGGAACTGATAGCTGCTGAGCAAGGTCATAATGAATTTTGGGAGTTAAATTCCGAAAATGTTTCGAGAATTGTTGATGATGACAAATCGATAGAATCTCTATTAGATGATGAACTAAGTGATATGAAATCGGACCTTTATTCAGTTCACTCTAACGCTTATAATACAGCATATGAAGATGAGATCTATGAAGATATATTTTCTGAGTTGGGTAAGTACTTTGAAGGCAAGGGAGAATATATCGAAAGACCTTCCACGTTCAAGAAAGACACCAAAGTTCAATTATTCAAAATTCCAATCAAGGATTTGGAAGGATTCTTGGGTGATTATTTATCTGAGAACAAAGGGTATGGTAACTCGGGTACAATAGAATATCACGGATCTTATATCGGATTACTCAAGGAAGACCAAGATTGTCTGTCGACATATGCACCCGACTATCCAAGTTATTCCAAAATCGATAAGTACATAAACGATTATTTTTCAGATTATTTTTAAATGGGCCTATTAAGCAAATTAGAAGAACAAAAGAGGGAATACATCCACAAAAAACCCCCAACCAACATCAGAAAGATTTTGGACCAAATAAAATTATTTGAAGTATATCCGAACATCTTTGCTGTTGTAATCAAGGACGACAAACTAAGATCGAGAGTCTTTTTGAGATATCAAGAATTTTATGAATCCGATTCAGACTCATTTAGAGGTAAATCTTTCAAATGGGAAGATTATATCAAATTCTACAAAGAGAGGACAAAAAAAGATTACTTCTCTTATCATGAGGACTTTACGGGATATAATGTACCGTGTGAAACGATTGAAGCCTGTGCAGCCAAAATACCTGATCTGAACATATATGATATGATTATGTACAGCATTACTGACACTATCAAAAAAATTGTTGGGAAGGACCCTTATTACCTTATAGGTATTGATCAAGACACCGGAGGAGATCCGACATTGATTCTACACGAGGTCGCACACGGACTTTGGTTTTCTGATCAAGATTTTAAAAAACAAATGACGAATGCCATAAATAATATGGATTCAAATGTCAAAGATAAAATGTTAGATAGAATAAAAGAGTTTGGATATGCTGAAAATGTATACATGGACGAGCTTCAAGCTCATATGTCAACAGGTCTTTCTATTAAAATGAATAGAATCAAAAATATTAAGTCCGCTATGGTTCCGTTTTACAAGATATTTATGAAGTATAAATCCAAAATCAATCCAAAACCTATCCCGATTGATTGGAGCACAGATTTAGACAAGTGATCAAATTTTTAAACATATTGTCCCAAGTTCTTACTGAAGCTAAAAGATATAGATTTACACCTGAGACTTTAGATAGAATCAACAAAATTGTTGATAGGTTATGGAGTGATAGAAAAAAAGATTATCAAAGAAGAAAGGAATTTGTTGGTATCATTCCTATAAAATTAGCTAACGGAGTTGATGGATTGGTCAGAGTTTACGTTAATCCAAGACTTAGTTATATCGGTTCTATGGATTCCAAACCTTCAAAATCAATTGACCCAGCCGACATAATTATTGAAGTCAATCCGAAATTCTACGAATCAAAGAAAAATCTTTATCTTACCGTTTACCACGAGCTTTTACATGCCAGTGACCCAACCCAAAGTGTGAATTGGTCACCTAAGTACGAGATGGGTTACGATCAAACGACTGATGAAAAATATTGGGGACATCCCATTGAATTTTTTGCGATATCAAATGAATTCTTAGAGGGACTTGTAAATGAATTTAAAAGAAGAGTTGAAAGATTCTCGATTAAGGATAATTCTAAATCACTACACAAATCCCTACAAAATATATTGAACTATTTTGCAAAGAATGAACCCCTAACAAAACAATCCTTAAATATTATACAAAGAATTAACGATGAAAATATAGGATCAAACAGATTATCTCAAACTATAGCTGATATACAAACAGATTTTCCTAATACTTCAGATATTTTTCCACCATTGTTTGAAGATGAACCATATTATCTTTATTATGTACAAATGATAAAACAATATAATCCTGAAATTTGGAAGAAATTATTATCCATGTTATACACAACATCAAAGGAAATTGAAGAAATAATCGACACAAAAAAAAGGGGTTTAAAATAACCCCTTTTCTTTTGCCTTATTTGTTAAGTATTCAAGTTTTCTTTCTGACTCATCTAAAATTATTTTTTGTTCATTAATTGCTTGAATTGCAATTGATACTAATTCTGCGTATTTTACGGTTCTAAAGTCCGATTTAACATCCAAGACTACAGCTTCGGGTATTACGTGTTCAATCTCCTGTGCGACAAATCCATAATCTATTTTGGGGGATATTCTTATAATCTCGTTTTCTTCATTTCTCCAAACTCTTTTATATGTTACACCTCTAATTTTCAATATCTTTTGAATCGCTTCATCTATATTTACAACATTTGTTTTCAATTTAGAATCAGATGGTGGCCCGGGAGGTCCTTGTGGACCTGTTGGCCCTTGTGGACCTGTTGGCCCTTGTGGACCTGTTGGACCCGTGGGTCCTGTATATCCTTTTGGTCCTTGTGACCCTGTGGGTCCTGTACCTCCTGGAGATCCTGTTGCTCCAGTACTACCTTGGCTTCCTCTTGGTCCTGTAGCCCCTGTTGGACCTTGTGACCCTTGTGGACCTTGAGGTCCTTGAGGTCCTGTTGGTGAGTTTCCAGTTGCTCCTTGTGGACCCGTGGCACCCGTCGGCGCATTTCCTTGTGCACCTCTAGCTCCAGTAGGTCCTTGTGGACCCGTGGCACCCGTCGGGAAATTTCCTTGTGCACCTGGTGGTCCAGTAGGCCCTTGTGGACCTGTTGGTGAGTTACCTACTGGTCCTTGTGGACCTGTAGGTCCTGTTGTACCTTGTGGCGATGGTCCTTGCGATCCTCTATTTCCTGTTCCACCTTGTGTTCCAATTGGTGAAGGTCCTTGTGATCCTTTGGTACCCTGTGCTCCAACCGCTCCAACGTTCCCTTGAGGAGATGCTCCTTGTGATCCTCTTGGTCCTATGCCACCTTGTGTGCCGATCGGTGATGGTCCTTGTGATCCTTTAGCACCCTGTGCTCCAACCGCTCCAACGTTCCCTTGAGGAGATGCTCCTTGTGATCCTCTTGGTCCAATAGCACCTTGTGTTCCAATTGGTGAAGGTCCTTGTGATCCTTTGGCACCCTGTGCTCCAACCGCTCCAACGTTCCCTTGAGGAGATGCTCCTTGTGATCCTCTTGGTCCAATAGCACCTTGTGTTCCAATTGGTGAAGGTCCTTGTGATCCTTTGGCACCCTGTGCTCCTACCGCTCCAACGTTCCCTTGAGGAGATGCTCCTTGTGATCCTCTTGGTCCTATACCACCTTGTGTGCCGATCGGTGATGGTCCTTGAGCTCCTTTTGAACCTTGAGCTCCGGCTGCACCGACATTTCCTGTTGGTGATGGTCCTTGAGCTCCTTGAGCACCTGTTGGTCCAGTAGATCCTTGTGGTGATGGGCCTTGTGATCCTTTGCTACCTTGAGCTCCAACCGATCCAATGGCTCCTTGAGGAGATGCTCCTTGTGATCCTCTTGGTCCTATACCACCTTGTGTACCGATCGGTGATGGTCCCTGAGATCCTTTACTACCTTGAGCTCCAGCGTCACCGACATTTCCTGTTGGTGATGGTCCTTGAGCTCCTTGAGAACCTGTTGGTCCAGTAGATCCTTGTGGTGATGGACCTTGAGATCCTTTGCTACCTTGAGCTCCAGAGTTACCGACATTTCCTGTTGGCGATGCACCCTGTGATCCTCTATTTCCTGTTCCGCCTGTTGGACCCTGTGGTGATGGTCCTTGTGATCCTTTTGCTCCCTTAGGTCCTGTAGCTCCAACATTTCCCGTTGGTGATGTTCCTTGAGCTCCTTGAGCACCTGTTGGTCCCGTAGGTCCCTGTGGTGATGGTCCTTGTGATCCTTTGCTACCTTGAGCTCCGGCTGCACCGACATTTCCTGTTGGCGATGCTCCTTGAGCTCCTTGAGCACCTGTTGGTCCTGTAGGTCCTTGTGGTGATGGTCCTTGTGATCCTTTGGCTCCGGTTGAACCAATGGCACCTTGTGGACCTTGTGGCGATGCTCCCTGTGATCCCCTATTTCCTATCCCGCCCTGTGGTCCAATCGGTGATGGTCCCTGAGATCCTTTAGAACCTTGTGGTCCAGTGTCACCGACATTTCCTGTTGGTGATGTTCCTTGTGCTCCTTGATTACCTGTGGGTCCTGTAGGTCCTTGTGGTGATGGACCTTGAGATCCTTTGCTTCCTTGAGCTCCGGTATCACCGACATTTCCTGTCGGCGATGCGCCCTGTGATCCTCTATTCCCAATCCCACCTGTTGGACCCTGTGGTGATGGTCCCTGAGATCCTTTGCTACCTTGAGCTCCTGAGTCACCTGTTGCACCTTGTGGTGATGGTCCTTGAGCTCCTTGTGAACCCTTGGCTCCAGTAGCACCTTGTGGTGATGGTCCCTGTGATCCTCTATTTCCTATTCCACCCTCTGGTCCTTGGGGTCCCACAGGTGATACACCTTGTGACCCTTGATTGCCTTGAGCACCAATCTGTCCTTGTGTTCCTTGACTTCCTTGATTACCTGGATCAGTAACCCTGTTTCCTCTCCATTGTACTACACCGTCTGAAAAATCAATAAGGGTACCCGCACTATTTGTTACTTCTGATACATTCAAATTTACATCACTAAAGGTGACTCCTTCATTAGAGACATTTGATATAGTGAAAAAACTTGGTTTGCTACTTTGTGAGAAAGCGATTTTGTTTCCACTTCTGAACATAGTGGTGGTTGTTCCACCTGTATCAATAAATTGTATTGTTCCACCCGAGGGAATTATTATAATATCTTCAGGCACTTATCAAATTTTTTAATTTGTTTATTCTTTCATAAATAGAATTAATCCTCGTTTGTTGTTCCTTGATTGCACCCACAGCGATCGATACAATTAGTCCGTATTCCATAGTTTTGTGACCAAAGGTATCCGTCCAAACTGCTGTAGGTATACTTTTCTCAATCTCTTGAGCAATGTATCCTAAAGATCTATTATGATAATAATTGCTATTAAACCTTTCCTCCAAGTCTGATCCCTTGAATGAGGTTCTTACGTATTCTTTATTCCAATCGAAATATACCCCTCTAAGTTCTTGAATCTTTGAATAGTTTCCTTTCAAACCTTTTATAGATTCTTTCAATCTCTGATCAGAGGGTGGGCCTTGTGGTCCTGGTGGGCCTGTCGGACCTGTCGGTCCCGTAGGTCCTGGAGAACCGGTAGGTCCTGTATTACCTGTATTTCCTCCTGTACCTGTGGGACCTTGTGGTCCTGTAGCCCCTGTTGGACCTTGTGGTCCTGTCGGACCTTGGTATCCTTGAGGTCCTTGAGGTCCTTGAGGTCCAATTTTTCCTTGAGGTCCTTGTCCACCTTTTCCTCCCGTAGCACCTGGACTACCTTGAGGACCTGTAGGGCCTGTAGGTCCTGTCGGACCTGTTGCTCCTTGGAATCCTTGTGGTCCTGTACCCCCTGGTGGACCTGTAGGGCCTGTAGGTCCTGTACCCCCTGTTGGACCTTGAGGTCCTGTACCCCCTGCAGCCCCTGTTGGACCTTGAGGTCCTGTGTTACCTGCGGGTCCTACTCCCCCTTGGTTTCCTTGAGCCCCTGTTGCCCCAATATATCCTTTTGGTCCTGTGCCACCTGGTGGGCCTACGCCACCTGTAGCTCCAGTATTTCCTTTGAAACCTGTTGGTCCTTGAGTTCCTTGACCTCCTTGAGAACCTGTTGCCCCAATATATCCTTTTGGACCTTGATTACCTTGTGGACCTACGTTACCTGTAGCTCCAGTATTTCCTTTGAAACCTGTTGGTCCTTGAGTTCCTTGTGATCCTACAGTGCCTTGAGCTCCGATATATCCTTTTGGACCTTGATTACCTTGTGGACCTACGTTACCTGTAGCTCCAGTATTTCCTTTGAAACCTGTTGGTCCTTGAGTTCCTTGACCTCCTTGACCCCCCTGTGCTCCAATATATCCTTTTGGACCTTGATTACCTGTTGGACCTTGAGTTCCTTGGCCTCCAGTATTTCCTTTGAAACCTGTTGGTCCTTGAGTTCCTTGTGATCCTACAGTGCCTTGAGCTCCGATATATCCTTTTGGACCTTGATTACCTGTTGGACCTACGCTCCCTTGGGCTCCAATATTTCCTTTAAAACCTGTTGGTCCTTGAGTTCCTTGGCTTCCTTGAGCACCTTGAGCTCCTGTGAAACCTTGAGCCCCTACAGTTCCTTGTCCTCCTTGAGAACCTTGAGCTCCAATATTTCCTTTGAAGCCCGTAGGTCCTTGAGGTCCTTGTGATCCTACAGTGCCTTGAGCTCCGATATATCCTTTTGGACCTTGATTACCTGTTGGACCTACGATCCCTTGGGCTCCAATATTTCCTTTGAAACCTGTTGGTCCTTGAGGTCCTTGTGATCCCGTAGCTCCTTGAGCTCCTGTGAAACCTTGTGCCCCTACAGTTCCTTGTCCTCCCTGAGAACCTTGAGCTCCAATATTTCCTTTAAGACCTGTTGGACCTTGAGGTCCTTGTGATCCTACAGTGCCTTGAGCTCCAATATATCCTTTCGGACCTTGACCACCCTGTCCACCTTGAGCACCTGTCGCTCCAATATTTCCTTTGTCTCCTTGTGATCCTTGAGTTCCTTGTGAACCTCGAGAACCTTGAGCTCCTGTGAAACCTTGTGCCCCTACAGTTCCTTGTCCCCCTTGAGAACCTTGAGCTCCAATATTTCCTTTAAGACCTGTTGGTCCTTGGGATCCTTGTGATCCTGTAGTACCTTGACCTCCTGTAAAACCTTGAGCTCCCACGGTCCCTTGTCCACCTTGAGCACCCGTCGCTCCAATATTTCCTTTGTCTCCTTGTGGTCCGACTCCACCCTGTCCACCTTGAGAGCCTTGAGCTCCAATATATCCTTTTGGTCCTTGAGAACCTTGTGGTCCTTGAGACCCTGTAGCTCCTATGTTTCCCTTACTTCCTGTCGCTCCTTGAGATCCTTGAGAACCGCGAGAACCTTGAGCTCCTGTAAAACCTTGGGCCCCTACAGTACCTTGTCCCCCTTGAGAACCTGTCGCTCCAATATTTCCTTTGAGACCTGTTGGTCCTTGAGTTCCTTGGCCTCCTTGACCTCCCTGTGCTCCAATATATCCTTTTGGACCTTGACTACCTTGTCCACCTTGAGCACCAATGGCTCCTATATTTCCTTTGAAGCCTATAGATCCTTGAGATCCTTGTGATCCCGTAGAACCTTGTGCTCCGATAAATCCGACATCTCCTGTGCCTCCTTGTGATCCTTGAGAACCTTGTGATCCAATAAATCCTTTTGGTCCTTGAGAACCTTGTGATCCTTGTGATCCTTGACTTCCCTTATTTCCTTGAAACCCTTGAGCTCCTTGTAGACCAATTGTACCTTTAAATCCCTGACCTCCCTGTGATCCTTGAGCTCCTTTAATGTTTTCTAAACTTCCAGCCCATGAACCATCTGAGTTGATTGCAATTGAGCCTTTTATTCTCAATTGTCCACTCGAAATGGTTAAACCTGTTGTAAAAATACCAGAGTTCGGATCGATTTTAGTTCCACTCGATTGTGTTGAAGAAGAAAGAACTAACGAGGAACCAACATCAGTTTGTGCTACAACATTAAGTTGAAGTTGTCCTGTATCCCCCTTGAAAACTATGTGAGGATTACTGTTGGAAGTGGTACCTGTTGGATATATGATTATGTTGCTAGCCATTAACTAAGTAAATTTTCTAATTCTTCGATCTTTTTATTTATGTCATCGATAAATATTTGTTGTGCTTTTATACCTTCCACAACCACTGCATTTAATTTTGGATAGTTGATTTTATAATATCCATCATTCAAATCTATTTCCACCACCTCCGGCAGGATTTTCTCAACTTCTTGAGCGATAAAACCAAGAGAGTGTTTTTTTTCCTTTGGATATCCCGCCTTTAATTTATAGAAAGTCTCATTCCAATCGAATTCAACAGGCTCTAGTTTCAAAATTATATCCAATGCGTTAGCTATATCTTGAATCTCTGTCTTTATTTTTTTATCTGAGCAGCTACTTTGATAAGTCTGTATACCACCTGCCCCTACTACGTAACAATCATTAGAATATTCAAAAAAGTCGTAGAATATTACCTTCGAATGGTTACCATTGTTGGCTTGACAATCAGCATTATCGGCATATTGATAGTTCCCATCTAATGGAAGTTGAGAGTAAAAAGTCACGGGATTTAATGGAAAATTACAAGCCGTATAACAACTGTGACCACTACCCTTATAAAAACTATAACAAGTTACACCCCCTGGTGGACCTTGAGGTCCCGTTGGACCTGTTGGTCCCGTTGGACCAGTTGGTCCTTGGGGTCCTTGTGATCCTCCACCACCCTGTGAACCTCGGTTACCAGTTGGACCTGTTGGACCGGTGGGCCCAGTTGGTCCTGTATTACCCGTCGCTCCTACATTTCCCGTTCCACCAGCACTACCTGTATTTCCTGTAGGTCCTGTGTCACCTGTTGGTCCTGTGGGTCCTGTGGGTCCAGCAGGACCTTGTGGTCCTTGAGGTCCCGTTGGACCCGTAGGTCCGGCATTACCTTGTGGGCCTTGTGGTCCTGTTGGTCCAGCAGCACCTTGTGGTCCTGTTGGTCCAGCAGCACCTTGTGGTCCTGTTGGTCCTGTGTTTCCTGACGGACCTGGCGGTCCTGCTGGCCCCTGTGGTCCAACATTACCGGTTCTTCCCAATGGTCCTTGTGGTCCTGTTTCACCAGCATTACCTTGTGGTCCTTGAGGTCCTGTTGGTCCAGTGGGTCCTGTATCTCCGATTCCTCCTGTCCCTCCTTGTGGACCTTGAAATCCTTGAGGTCCTTGAGGTCCTGTATCACCTGCTGTACCTTGTGGACCTGTTGGTCCAGTAGGTCCAGTTGGTCCTGTATCACCAATTCCTCCTTGTGGTCCTTGTGGCCCTTGAGGTCCTTGAGGTCCTGTTGGACCTGTATCACCTGCTGCACCTTGTGGACCTGTTGGTCCAGTAGGTCCAGTTGGTCCTGTATCACCAATTCCTCCTTGTGGTCCTTGTGGCCCTTGAGGTCCTTGAGGTCCTGTTGGACCTGTTTCACCAGCTACACCTTGTGGACCTGTTGCTCCAGTAGGTCCAGTTGGCCCTGTATCACCAATTCCTCCTGTTGCTCCTTGTGGCCCTTGAGGTCCTTGAGGTCCTGTTGGACCTGTATCACCTGCTGCACCTTGTGGACCTGTTGCACCGGTAGGTCCAGTTGGTCCTGTGTCGCCTATTGCTCCTGTAAATCCTTGTGGACCTTGAGGTCCTTGTGGACCTATGGGTCCAGTTGGTCCAGTAGGACCTTGTGGTCCTTGAAATCCCGTTGGTCCTGTTGGTCCTGTATCACCAATTCCTCCTGTTGCTCCTTGGGGTCCAATAGCTCCTTGAGGTCCTGTTGGACCTGTTTCACCTGCTGCACCTTGTGGACCTGTTGCACCGGTAGGTCCAGTTGGTCCTGTGTCGCCTATGGCTCCTGTTGCTCCTTGTGGACCTTGAGGTCCTTGTGGACCTATGGGTCCAGTTGGTCCAGTAGGACCTTGTGGTCCTTGAAATCCCGTTGGCCCTGTTGGTCCTGTATCACCAATTCCTCCTGTTGCTCCTTGGGGTCCAATAGGTCCTTGAGGTCCTGTTGGACCTGTTTCGCCAGCTACACCCTGTGGTCCTATTGCTCCTTGAGGTCCAGTGGGTCCTGTATCTCCTATCGCTCCTGTGGAACCTGTTGGTCCTATGTATCCTTGTGGACCTATAGGTCCGGCTGGTCCTTGTGGACCTTGTGGTCCTTGATGTCCCGTTGGTCCTGTTGGTCCTGTGTCGCCTATTGCTCCTGTAGGACCTTGTGGCCCTTGAGGTCCTTGTGGACCTATGGGTCCAGTTGGTCCAGTAGGACCTTGTGGTCCTTGAAATCCCGTTGGTCCTGTTGGTCCTGTGTCGCCTATTGCTCCTGTAGGACCTTGTGGCCCTTGAGGTCCTTGAGGTCCCGTTGGACCTGTTTCACCTGCCACACCCTGTGGTCCTATTGCTCCTTGAGGTCCGGTTGGTCCTGTGTCACCTATTGCTCCTGTAGGACCTTGAGGTCCAATGTATCCTTGTGGACCTATAGGTCCGGCTGGTCCTTGTGGACCTTGTGGTCCTTGAGATCCCGTTGGTCCAGTTGGTCCTGTATCACCAATTCCTCCTGTTGCTCCTTGGGGTCCAATAGGTCCTTTAGGTCCTGTTGGACCTGTTTCACCTGCTACACCCTGTGGTCCAATCGCTCCTTGAGGTCCAGTAGGTCCTGTATCTCCTATAAAACCTTGTGGTCCTGGAAAACCAGTTGATCCTTTAGGACCTTGAGGTCCTGTTGGTCCTTGTGGGCCTTGAGGGCCTTGAGGTCCTGTTGGTCCTTGTGGACCTGTTTCACCAGCTACACCTTGAGGGCCTTGATAACCCCCAAATCCTGTGTCTCCTATCTGACCAGGCGATCCTGTTGGGCCTTGCGGACCTTGTGATCCTTGTGATCCTGAAAATCCTGGAAATCCCGGTGCTCCTTTGAGACCAGCCTGTGGTCCGATCCAATTCAATGTACTATTTGCGAACTGAACTCCTCCGACACTTCCGAAGTTTGTTATATTGATTGGACGGGTTGGTAAATTCACTTGCCCCGCACTCGGTTTGAGTTCAATGGTACCACCTACTGTATTTCCTGATAGTGTGATTGTGGCTCCTGAAGACACTTTCCACTCCTGTGTTTGGTTCGAGGTGTCAGTATAATATATGAAGGGTAGTTTTGAAGGTTGATTACCTCTACTTGGAACTATCAGAATGTTTTTGGGCATATCTTAATATAAGTTTCTAATAAATACTTCTTTGGATGTTTCGTACTAATAAATATAACGAACTCTACAAGTTCATTTTAAAAAATATTATAATTCCAATCACAATAAAGAATTATGAATTATATCTCATGTATAAGTGACAAAAAAACAAAGTGCAATCTTTTTGCTGATTTTATTTTGAAAAAACTCGGAGTCAACTCATCATCTGTAATTCATGTAGTAGACAACAAAAATTTCTTAGTGGTGAACGGATATTCTGATGTAAAAGACATCCTAAATATGAATGATATCACAAAAGAGTTCAATAAATTTTATTCTAATCTTTTGACACCTTTGACTCATACTATAGATTTAATCGAGTATGGTCAAGAAGTGAGTGTTGTTGAGTCAGTAAAAACGATACTTTTCTTGACATCAGATAATAACTCATATCACCACAGTCTTTTAGAAAATTATAAAGATAAAAAAAAATCATTCTTTTTTGACGGTATCAGATCCTATGAGATACTTGAAGATACCTTCAAGCCTTCAACCTCTGAATTTCCCCATGGTTATTCATTAAATCAAGGAAGAAGTTTGTATTATTATTCCAAATTTATCGGATATAATATATGTAGAGAGGTAATCGGAACTAAATTAAGTATTGAATTAAGTTTATCAAAGCTAAATCCAATCAAACATGTTTCAGTTGATTGGGATGAACATGATGAAAAATTAGAATCTTATATTTTAGATTCATTCAATTTCAACTATGAGAAGATTGTCGAAAAAATAAAAAAAGTGGACTTGTCGATCGAAGTGACAAATCCACTTGAAGATTTTGATTTTTTGAAAGAAAAAATTATTTTAGATCTTTTTATTTAATAAGACTTCTGTGATTATTAATTATTGCGACTGCCTCGGTCAGTTCATTGTAATCTCTCTCGGGTACGTATTGATAAGCAGTATGATTTCCATTCTCCGTTTCAATTATTAATAATGCTGGAATCATATCGTTATTGTTTATTTTAGAAAATAGATCATACTCATCCGAAAATTCATCTATATCCCTTTCATGAAACTCAATTTTTGATTCTTCCAACAATTTTTTGAAATCTGTACAAAATGGACATCCTTTCATTGTGTAAACTATGATAGACAAATCCATTATACTAAGTTCAAAGATGATTTTATGGACTCAGCCAAGATATCAGGTGTTTGAACACCTACTTTAGTATCAACAATCTGCCCATTTTTTATGTATTTCAAGGTTGGCACACTTCTCACACCCATATCCATGATTAGATCTCTGTCGGAGTCTACGTTAAAAGCGAAGATCGGAAGGTTTTCACCTTTATCTTCTAATATCTTAAAATTTTTGGCTAAGATTTTACATGGTCCGCACCATGTGGCATAGAAATCAAGAACAAATGACTCTTTGTTTTCCATTTTTTCTTTAACCTCTTGTGATGTGATTTGAATCATTTTTTGATATTTTTAGAAGTGAATTGATGTAAAAATTAATTTTATCAAAATTTTTAATTTCAAAATAAATAGTTACACAATAATCGATGTGATTTATTTTTTTTAAATATAAATAAAAAAAATCACTCTTAAATATTTGTGAATGCCATTTATCAACCTCAGATTTGATATAAACCTTTTCAAGTTTAGAAAAATGACTAAGATCAAGGTTCATTATCGGTAAATCGTACTCTGAAAAAAATTTGTTCTCTTCCTTTTCAACCCATTTTAAATATTCATGTTTTTCCATATTTGTCCTATTAAAAAAAGTAATTTAATTTTTGTTTGTCAATTAAGTTATATGTCCAAAAAAGGAATCCGTTTTCTGCCCAAGCGGAGTCAGATTTTAGAACTTTGTGATTTGATAGAAGTTTTTCTATCTTGACGGTAGTGATATTTTTTCCATTGCCAATATATTGAGTCATTCTCTCATCCAAAAGTTTCAAAGGTTCAATCCAATCCTCACTTAATGTACTATTAAATTTTCCGAGTGATTGGGGTCTAACAAAAGTAACTCCATCAAAGAAAGCAGCACTTGGACCAGCTACTATACCGACTTTTCTAAAAATTAGGTATTCTATTGTTGCTCTGTCATTTGATACAGTGGATCCTTTTCTTAATGATACAATGATTGACGAAGGTCTTCCGATATAAGTCTTGACACAATTGTTCTGATTTAAGCTTTCAGCGTTATATTCATCAGAGTTAGTGAGAATTATTGGATAATAAACTTCATCCTTATGTTGAATCGGTATTTTAAATGCATCGTATAAACTCTGAGGATATATTCTAGTGTAAAAACCTCTTTTGTAGAATTCATACAAATCCGCCCAATCTAAGTGTTCTTTTGTAAACTCATCCAAATTTTTTGACTTCCATTTAATGTTTTCACCAGCGCTTTTCAAATAACAATAGAAATCACAATGATCATAAAATGTGGACCAAGCAAATTCGTGATTCAATACTAACTTAGCAAGTACAAAAACTTTTTTCAGTTCACTTTTAGATGTATGTTCACCCAAAGATGGAAGTGTAATAGAAGTTGATGAGTCGTAATCTAAACAAGCCTCAACAAATTCTTTGTCTTGTAAAACCCACTGCTCAGGGAAAAAACCCAACATGTATTTGAGTCTACTTACACTTAATGATTGTTTTGCATTATGTATCGCTTTCTTTATTACATCTCCTTTCAAGTCATAATCTGACATGAAAGCATCCACGAGTTTCATATTATGTTTTCTCAAGTTCTTTAATTTCGGTAGGAGTCCAAAACTTTTGAAATATAATTGGAAATTATTCGGGTATTTGATTCCTTTTTTTTCGAGGTAGAATCTGACAATCATTTGGTTGGGACTTTCAACATTTGACTTTTGAGGAAATAGTTGATTACAAAATAAATTAATTGCTTTATCAGCTATCTTAACACTCTCTTCCCTATTGAGAGGTAACCTTTTTATAATATTACTTCTTAGTTGAGAAATTGGGTTACTACTAAAAAAGTTCCTTCTTATTTGCTTTATACATTGTTTTTTCTTGTTATAATCATTCAAAAATCCAGAATAAAGATCACCCCCCGAAAGGTTTACCGTCAGGAAATCAACATTCCTCGATATTTTAAACCAATGAAATCCCCTAATTCTTCTTTTGTAGCCGTGGAAAAGTTTTAGAGATATTTTGGTTTCACCAACCTTTTCCAATACAACCATCGTGTCAAATTTTGTTACTGTGCACAACTCATTGGCAAAATTTTCCACAAATACAGAGGGATCAGTACTAGTACTTTCATTTAAAAAAATCAACCTATCATTTTTTGTGTAATTTGAATGTTGATTCTCATCCACGATAGGAACATGATCTTTGTGAAAAATGGTGAAATAATTGGTTAGACTGAATTTATAAATTTCTTGTTTCATATGATTGTACCAAAATAGTTACAATTACAAATGTAACAAAAATATCCATTCCCTTTTATATTTTCCGAAAGTTTAACATCCCAATCGCCATCTGAGTGTTCCGTATCTTGGGAAAGGGCTTGATTAACATTTACCCTAAAATCGTTCTCAATTAAAATTATACCTGAAATAATCTCCACAGACCATATTCCGCGTTTGTTGTATTTCACATAATCTAATTTCAAATCACCTTCAGTAATATGAAAATTTACGTGGTCCACAGTTTCGGAAACGATCATGGGGGAAATCATTTTTTTATTTGACCTTATTAAAATTTCGATTGAGTTTGTATTTCGTAATATAAAATTAGAATCAATAATTAAATAATAGTCCGTCTCTCTATCCTGAAGAAAATCTATCCTTGATTCGGTTAGGTTTTTATTTTCTTTTATTTCAACAGACATATAATCTTTGTTGTTTTCTTTGAATTTTTCAAGTTTGTATAAATCTGATTCTTTGTTGTAGTACAATACCAATTTTATCAGATTCTTAGGGAATTTCTGTATTTTTAATAAGTCCAAAGATTGATTAATATCTTTCAAATCATGTTGAAAAAACAAACCTATTGATATTGTCTTTTTTGTTTGAGTTTCCATAATTTTTGAGTTATTTCCATAAAAAAAGTCATAGTTAAGAGTCATGAAGTCCGTGATTTTATCTAAGAAGTTTTTAACTTTCTCGGGACCATTTGCATGAATTACTGAGGGAAAATTATCAGTCACTCTATTTCTTATCCTTCCAACTAAATCCATTTCTATGTCTTCTATTGATTCATTAAGAGTCTGAAAAATATATTGATTATTATCCAAGAATATTTTTGATGGTATATCAAATCCATATCTTTTAGTGTATAACCCGAATCCCTTCCCTTTCCCAACGGAATCAGGAGTATTTACCCATTTTCTCAAATGTAGTTCTGAAAAATTGGATTCCATAATCTCGGGAGTAAGATCCGACTGATGATGATGTCCCCACTTGTTTTCGTAATCACCATCCCAAACTTGTTCATACTCAAATGGTACCACTATTATAATTTCGCCAAATTTGTTTTTATTTTTTTTCAACCAATTTTGAGCATCCTCCCTTTTCACGTGTTCGAACACATCACCCATGATTATCACATCATAATAATCAAAATCAAAATCTAAAAAATTTTCAACAAATACATTTTTGTAATACTCCTTCAATCCGTATCTGTTAACATACGGTTCAAATATCTCAATTGCATCAATATTTGAAAAATGTTCACCAAGGACATATCCCCATTTTCCATCACCAGCACCTATGTCAAGTATCTTTGAGTTTTTATTAAATTTAGTTCTCAAAATTTCAATTACATCTTGATCAAACACAACTTCGCTCATCCATCCTATTTTGTGTCCCGAATTGGATAAAGGGTATTTATTATTAGGTAAATTTGTCTCCGTTTTTTCTACTAAGTGTGGTTTGGTGGTGTGAATTTGTTCAAGGTATCTTTCAGAGTAATATAATTGATCGTCGTCTTTATCATCTATTGGATCATTAATCAAACTAATGATTTCGTCAGCATAACCAATGAATCCACCTGAGTTCAAAAATTTATATTTGGTTAATGATGCAGGATATTGATCAATCAAAGATGGGTTGGGCCAACAAATTTTTTCTGCTGAGAAGACTATGGGTCTTCTGAATTCTCTAAATTTTTGTAAAATTTGTTGAGGGTTTTGAAGTAACATAACATCATATGAGTCTGTGAACATTATAATGTGGTCCTCGAGTTTGGGCCATCCTTTTAATTCATTTCTCAAGAGATTTATTTTCTGGCCTCCTCCGAAAGTTTTCAAGATTCCATTTTCAGCTTCACCTCCCACCCAGGTTTGACCCAAGCCAAGTATTTTATAAGGTATACCAAAATATTCACAAGACTTACGAAATCTATCCAAACGATCATTTTCCTCCGTAGCAACGGTTATTAATAAAAATTTATCGATTCCGTCATCATAGTAGTCATTCTTGAAATAGATTGAGCTTTTTTCAGTCTGTGAGTTTTGAAAAGCTAATGTTTCAGGTTTTATCAATTGCTCTTTGAGACCTAAACCTTTGAGAAATTTGATGTCATAATTTTTTTTGTATTGAATGCAATTTGGATTGGCCCTGTTCAACATTATAGGTACAAATTCATCTGCGGGAATCAAAGCATTTAGGAAGTTTGAGTTTACTAAGTTCTGTGAACCCTTTTTAGTTAGGATATAAGAGAGACACCAATAAGAGAAGTCAGGGATTACAACGTTTTTTTTCAATTCAAATTCATAGTTTGGATTGATAACCTTTCTACCCAAATAAAAAAAGTCCCATTGGTAATCACCCGTCCATTCTTTTACTTGTTTAAGTTTATCTGTAAACTCAGGACAGAACTGTGCATCGTCTTCTAGTATTAAAGCAGATTTAATTGTGTCATCATTTTGAATTAATTCCCAAGCTCTATAATGTGAAATTGCACATCCAATCTCACCAAGTGTCAGACCTCTACCTCTGTAACTGTCGTAGTAGTCTGCCAACGGTGTAATTTTGTTTTCTTTCAACCATTCTTCATCAATCGATGTGCCATCAACTGCTTCTATTCTTATAATCCTAATTTCTTTGTCTAAACCTAAATTTTGAATTCTTGATAAAATTCGATCGTAGCGATCTTTACACCTCTCTAAATTGATTATTATGATCGTATCATACATGAGTTCCATGAATGAAAGTTAATCAAATGAATAGAAATATCAATTGAGACAAATGAATCCTAGTGGGACCTTTTGAAATAATCCTTCAGCGTTGAAAAATAGTTCTTCTTTCGGTTCTATTTTCTTATTGTTGATTTTAACGCAGATTTCGATCAACTGTTTTTTCGTTAGAGATAGCTCGTCACCTTTATTAAGGTTAATCATCACAGCTTCTCGGCATTTTTTAAAAAACTCATTTTTTTGATCCTGAGGGACCAAAGTATTAAGCTCATTAGGATTTTCGTTGAAAAATTTGAAGAGCTGTGATAAATATATTTCAACGTCAACACTCATAAAAATTAATTAGTTAGTGGAGTAATATCCCACATTCCACATCCTCCACACATGTCTTCAGATCTAGATAAGAGTCCCTTTGGAACTTTTACTGATGGACAACCTTTAACATTTAAGAAGAATAGATAAGGTAGTTTTTCGATTGATTTTGGTAAAGTCTTAAGATCTTTGTTGTTAGGAACTGCCAAGAACCTAAGTGAGGTACACCCACCAATTTCCTCAGGTAAAGACGAAATACAGTTATCGAGTAGAATCATATCAAGGTTTTTGAACTTACCAATTGATGGAGGAATATTGATAATAATCGAATCCTTGTCTCTATTCTGAATTTGAAATTCTTTCAAGCTTAGGGGTAAGTTTTCGATCAATTCATCCAATCCATAAAGTGCAATAAATTTACCCACGGCACCTGACTTGAAATTGTCAATTGATAATTTATCTCCACCAACTGTGAGACCTTTAGCAAACTCAGGTTTGAATACATCTTTCAATTCTGCCATAGGACCCATAAGAAATTTTACAAGATCAACTTGTCTATCATCCTTATCCATAAACTGATTGGATGGGAAATGGAATTGATATCTGGTTTTCGGTAGACCTGTATTTGAAGAGACGTTTTGATCGTTTGGATCATAAACCACGTATAAAGGTCCGTCTTTAATATATCTATCGAACCAAGATAAACCTGGAGCTGAAGTACACCATCTTGTTTCTACTTGATTACCACCATAGAAACATGAGGCCTCTTTTCCTTTCGCACCTTTGTCTTCGATTTTTACTACTCTCCAATTGTTACCATCATACATAAGTTCAGCACCAGGGTGAACTGTAGCAGATTTTCTTTCTGCCTTTGTTGTGGTTGCCATCGTAAGGTCAAAATCTTTTACCGCATCATAAAGTTGGTCAGGTGTGAGAAATTGTATCTGTCTTTTGTCTTTAGGAAGTTTACTCTTAAATCTATCATATTTTTTTAGGTCATCCGTAACTTTATAAAGATCTTCCATAAATCTATCCTTCAACATCTTAACCTCTCTCTCATAACCGGGTTCGCCATATGGAGTTTCTGTTTGTTGATTAACTTTCGTATAAGACTTGATCAACCATGGAGTATATTTACCTGCGCGAGCTTTTTTTAACTCTGATGTAGTAGCTGATTCAATATCTACATCATTTAAAATCGAATTTGGATCAGCGGCAATCAATGCTGCTAATTCACGGACAGACATTTTAGGTTTTTTTATGGTGCCGTCCTCCTTCTTTTTTGGTTTGGTATAGGTATCAATTAAGAAATCAATCCTTTCGAAATCTTCGACAATGACAGTCCTCAATAATGATGTAAATTTCATCAGAACAAATTTAATAATAAATATATTGGGAAGATAAAAATTACTAATAATTCATTATCAAAAGTTCCTCTCCCAAATTTTGTTTTCCGCCTTTTTTTGCTGCTGCGGCTTTGGCAAACTTTTTACTTTCCCAACGATATCTTTCTTTTGGATACCACTGACTCAAAAGATCAAACTCATAATAGGATAAACTAAACTTACTTTGCACCAAATTTAAGGTTTGTGCAAGTCTTTGATGATCATCCCTATCAAAATCATGATTGGAATAATAGTTTTCCGTCTTCCAATAAGGTGGATCTAAATAGATATAGGTTGAGGGTGCATCGTATTTTTCTATAACTTGTTGAAAATCTAAATTTTCAACATGAGTAATCTTTAGAAAGTGTTCGATCCAATACGGTTTACTCAACTTATCACGGAAAGCCAAATACTTAGATCGGTACTTACCTTTCAAATCTATGAATGAGGATGATTCAGGTTTACTTCCTGAGAATACTTGTGTGACAATATAAACGTATTTTGCCGCCGCTTCATAATTTGGATAGTTCATTGTGAAACCTGATGAAAACAACTCTGTCTGATATTCTTTGAATCTTGTTTTATAACTTATATCAGTAACAAAGTCTCCGAATTGTTGACAAGGTATTGAATCTAAGGCTCTTTGAAGTTCAACAGGATTTTGAAGACACTTGAAAAGATTGTAATTTAAACAGTTGAAATCGTTGTAAACAACTTTATTGAGATTTGGATATAACTCCAAGTCCATGTTAAAAAAACACCAAAACATCCCTCCGAATGTCTCAACATATGTTTCCATATCTTGATGATAATACTCTACAATCCATTTACCTATTTTTGATTTTCCTCCAATATAACTCAGCATGAGTAAAAATATAAGAAAAAAAATTGAAAAGGCAAATTTACTTATAACAATTTTTGTAAGGTCTACAGGATGCTTTTTGTGTGAACCCCATCTTTGAACACGGTGTAGATTTACAATAAGATTGACTATACTTTCTCTTTTTTTTGAATTCCTTTTCCTCCAAATATTTGTATAATATTCTACGTATTTGTTCTTTTAGCATATCTATAAATATGAATAAGATTTGTATTCCGTGTAACTTGATCAAAATTATTGGTTATACGATTATTATTGTTGGTTCAATTTGGATCTATCAAACTTTACGTGGAGTTTGACATACATGTCACCTCCGTTAAACCCTTTTCCTTTCAATCTTAGGGGTTTCGAGCTGTCGAATTCAATGGGAATATCTACTTTTAGTTCTGATAGTGGGTGTTTGATGACAATTGAATTTTTTTTCAAATCATCTAATCCCAAATGTAAATTAAGTATTAAATCATCACCTATTTTCTCATATCCGTCTAAGGAGCTCATTTTAATTTGTAGTACTAAATTACCAAATATTCCATTATGATAGTCACCGAGTCCCTGAAGTTTAAGAAATTGTCCTTCATCTATTCCTTTAGGTAGTTGTATCTTTATTGTTTCCGCTGTTGGCTTTGTTCCACTTGTGTCGCATACGTGACATTTACTAAGAAGTCTATATCCATCACCATTACACTCATTACAGACCTTTCTGATCTCTTGTCTAAAGAATCCAGATCCACTTACTATTGAATGATACCCCTGACCTTTACAACTATCACAAATCTTCCTATTCCCACCCGCACCATTACAGGCACTACACATTACATTCCTGAAGTAATTGACGTTTATTTGTTCCCCTATGAAAGATTGTACAGGACTTATAGTTACAGTAACAATTTTATCAGGAACAATTGGTCTACGTGGTCTTTGAGGACGCCCCCCGAACATATTGGCAAACATCTGTTCGAAGTCTGAGCCGGCAAAAGGATTTTGCCCTTTATTTTTAAGGGATTGTCTTTTTTCTTCTGTGCCTATATTTTCGTAAGCTTCTGCAATCTCTTTAAATTTCTCAGAACCATTAGGGTTCACGTCGGGGTGATAATCTTTTGATAGTCTTCGGTAAGCCTTCTTTATTTCCTCATCGGTAGAGTTCTCTTGAACTCCTAATATTTTATAGTAATCTTTCATTATGTCTCAGTTCATAATAGTCCTATTCAAAAATAAAGAGAGGAAAAAAATAATAAAGAAGTTTCAGACCGGTAAGAAAGCACTCAGTTTTTTTAACAATTTAATCTCTGAAAACCAAAGTGTTGTCTTTAATCGTGAAGTTGAGAATGCAATACCATGTGTTTATGAAATAGCTCTGTTAGAAAAAAACTCTCAGAGGTTACTACCAACTTATATGACTGATGAATTTGGTAGAAATATCAAGGTTAAACTCGAAGACCCTGAATTTAATATTCTCAAGATATCTTCATACAAATACCCCGAGACAATATTTGATATTAGTCGTAATAAGAAAATTACAATGAATTTCTTTATAACGAGATATTTGCCAACCACATCAATCAAGGTAATGTCGATCCTTAATAATAAGGTAATATTACAAAACGATGATGAAATAAGATTATTCTCCCTAAAGTCGGAGTCAGAAGCAGAGAGATTTATAAACGTTCTTTCTCATAGTTTCTTCGAAATGAAAAGGGGGGATTGCATCTTTGTTAGTGATACATCATCCCCCCAGAGGAAGTATTTGTTTAATTTTTTAGAATCAAAAGGTTACGACAAAAAAACTTTATACAGGAAATATACTACTCATCCGAGGTCAAAAGAAAAATGAAATCTGTCCCTGAGATGTCAATTGTAAATCTTTTAGAATCTTTTACTTTCATTTGTTTCGCGGCATTTTCATATTCTTCCACTCCCATTTCAAACACAACCATCGTCTTACCTTGATGTAATTTTTGTAGTTCGTCAGCAATTTTCGCTAACCGTTCTACTGTCCCATCAACGCCATTTTTAGTTTTTGCCATATTGTTAATTTCTTATTCTCGGGAAATAATTGTTTTTTATCAAGATTCCTTATCTCTCGTACTAGTTTCTTCTTTTCTAATTCTAGTTCTTTTTGATCTTTGTGCTGTTCGCTCTTCAACCAATTCAAGTGATGTTCCTCGTGTTGTCCCATCTTCTAAAGTATTTTCTTTTTTTTCAAAGTCAAAGTATAGAGATTTTAGGGTATCTAAATCAGTCGTTTCGAAAGTCCTCTTCAAAGTATCAATTGTTTCTTTGAATAATTTTTCCTTCAGCTCCCTATCTTTGTTAAGTTTGATGACTTTATTGATTTTTGAAATTGTTTCGGTGACTTCCGATTCCTCAAAAGAACAAACAAACGATATTCCCTTGAGGTTTTGTTCCCCCGAATCGAAAGGTATAACTTTATCTTCTGCTGTGAGACTTTTAGGTAATCCCCAATTCATTGGAAATTTCAAGTCTATTGTAATATACCCATCGAGAAATCGGATAGAATGAATGTACTCCGAAAAAATTTGTAATTCTTTATAAAAACTCATATTGTTAGGTAAGTGATTATGTAAGTTAATGTCAAACTGTTCAAAATTAATTCTGTCTTAGACATATTGATCGGTTTTGGGTTCTTACCAAAAACGGTTGTAGCAAAAATGAACAACGTCCTTGATAAGACTAAGACTGACCAATAGAATAAAAACAAATATAATGTTGATTGGTTAATCATCACTCTTCAGTTTTTTTATGTTCCAAAATCTCGCCTCTTAATTTCTGAAGAAGTGCTTTCAATTCTTGAGCTGCCTTTCTTGCTCTTGTACCTGCACTTTTGTTTCCTTTGAAAAATTTAGTGGTGTCAACTGAAAGCAGTTCAGTCAACTCTTTAATTTGCTCTAATGTTTCCATTTTAAAAAAAAATTATGTAAAGTTTATTATAGGAAATATAAAAAAACCCCCTTCAGAGTAAATACAATGAAACTTTTTTAGTATTCTATATTTTTTTCAAGAGACTTATAGAGCTCTGTAAGGATATCCAAATCTGATTTGGTAAATGGCTTTTGTAAGCTAAACACATCATCAATAAATTGAGAGATTGACAATTTTACTCGTTGATCCTTTTGATTATAATAGGTGTCTTTAAAGAACTCCCAAAAGTAATCTTTGTGAGCACCAGATTCTTTGATCTTAATATTTTCTTTATTGAAGTTATCCAACAATTTACCCCAACACCATTCAAAGTGATTTAATTTGTCATCAACGGTCAAATTTATTTTGGTCTCAGATTCTTCTGACCCCAAATAGGTGTCACCCATAATCTTGAAAAGACTTTTGAACAAATCACCGTATAACTCTATCTTCTCAGGTATCATGTTGTGTACGCTGAACCAAATTTGAACTTCGTCGTTTGCAACTGGTTTTGACATCCACCTAAAAAAATTCTCCATAGAATTTGCCATCCTATGGAGAATATAGATTATTGTTATTATTTGTGAAGTTATTGAGTTTTCTGACTGTAAGAAAACAGATGTTTCATCTTTTCAAGTTGCTCCACAACTAATTTATTATTTTTATCCTCCGTCGATTCTAATTTAGCAAAAAGTTTGTCTGAATCTTTTTGACCCTTAGATTTGTTGTCACCTGAAGTAGGTTGGTCAACTCTCTTGTAAGAATTCTTTTTTTCTTGAGAGAATATATTTTTCTTTCTCTTATTGTTAATTTTCTCACCGAGTTCAGTTTCAACCGCGTTTGCGTATTTTTGAGAGTTTCCTGTTTTAGATGACCCAACAATTGTGTTTTCCATCCACTCTTCGTTTGGTTTTATTTCATCATAGTCTAAGTTTTCCATCCCACCACCATAGGAAAATTCTTCAATATATTCCTCAACATCTGCGTCAGGTGTATATGCTTTCTTATCCATCTTTGCCAGTTCTCCATTACCCTTTGGGAAATTTTTAGGATTTGGTTCAAAGTTGCCTTTCGATGCATCCTTCAAATATTCTCTTAACTTTTTTGTTACAGCTTCTAACGCTGATTTATTTTCTTTTCCATCCTCTCTATGTACTTTTTCAGCAACTTCGAGTCCTTTTGGTGTTTTGTCAGCGATATTTCCCTTAGTTTTATTTACTTCCTGTTCGACTACAATTTTCTCAATTAAATCAATCAATTCATTTTCATTTAATTGTAAAGAATTGAGATTAAATTTTGATTCTTTTAGACCACCTAAAGTTAGAGCCATATTAACTTGCTTCAGAGTCTTCAAATCTTCCGAAGACAATTTCTTATCTCCCTTAGCTTTTGCAGTTAATTCTTTTTTAAGAGAATTTAATTTTGACTTTGGTATTTTGCTTCCCTCAGGAACTCCAAGTTTCTTGTGTAAAGCACCTTTCTTCATCTTTGTCTTTTGTATCCATTTGTCCTCTGCTTCTTTGACATTGAATTTCTTTCCGTCAACTTCAAAAGAGTTTTTACCCTCTTCTTTAGCTTTGGCAAGTGCTCCTGTAAATGCATTACCTTCAGCTGTCTCAGCTTCATTGGCTTCAACTTCATCTAATTCTCCATCTTTAGGGTCGATATATTCCGGGTCAACATCCATCTCATCTATTTCTGAATAATCAGGGGCTCCTGTGTGTGCTTTGATTTCCTCCCATGATTTATCTCTTGGATCAAATTCTCCGATTTCCAAATCCTCTTCGGGTGGATTCAAGTCCATTCTATCAATATCAATCTCATCTTCGAAACCCTCTTTTGTGTGTTTCTTACCGTTTTTGTTTTTATCTATTTCCTTTTGTTTACCATGTAGTTTTTCAGAAACCTCAGACGCTTTTTGTTCTGCCGCTTCAGTCAAAACTTTTTGGATTACTTTATCAATATAATTTTCGAATTTGTCCATTTTGATTATTTTAATATAAATATCTTTGATTATAGCTTTTTTGAATGGATATTGTTCATTTCGTATTGTAAAATACTTTTGATAGTGATATCACTTAGACCTGTATTTTCGCAGACCCTTTTAATGGCTGTTTTAATGTTTTCATTCTCCCAAATCCTGAGAGCTTTTATGTCCCCCTGATTACAATAAGGGAATTTTTTACATTTACCTTTAACTTGAACAAATTTACCTCCTTGATACAAAGGTTTGGATGCTCCTCTCCAATCTTTCTTGCTTGTTGATTTAGCCCACATTGCTGGTCCTGAATACTGACCAGCTGAAGAAGCACCTGTTACCTCGTTTGCTTCGATTTTTGATACTTGTTTACCCAATGGTATCAATCCATCAATGTTTACAGAAGCCATAAAATCTCCTTCGCGGTGATAAGCCATCACTTTATCTTTATTGTCTTTTTGTAAAGAAATGATTCTGATTGGTTTAAATCTATCGAAGGCAATTGCTTTATCACCAACTCTGAATGTATTACCATCATTGTTGGTTGCGACTTTAAGAAATTGAAGATCGTAATTATCATATTGTACTTCACCTAATTCAGATTTAGGTGTTTCAGAATTACTTTTTTGTGCAAATTTAGAGTTGATTGCAAAAGGGCCTACGTAGGATCCAGCGGATGAAGCTCCTGTGGTCTCAGCATACTCTCCCTTCCCAACATGTTTGAATTTTTTCTTACTTATGAAAGGATCATCCGATGTTACGTTTGGAGTGCCGAAATTGAAATCTTTATTATCTTGTTTATACTTAGATCTTTTTTTGAATTCAATAAAGTCGGGATCTTGTTGAAGGTCCTGTGAGAATTGTTTTTTTGCCGAGACCTTATCTTGTTCTTTAGCTTCAACTTTATCTTTTTTTGTAGCATCTATAAGCCATATTATAGGATTGATACCATGTTTCAATAAACCAGCAAGCCTTGTATTACCACCCAAAAGATCATAATTATTTTTATTTAATTTCACAGCTATTGGAGCTTCAATTTTCTTGTTTTTGAAATCAGCCTGAAATCTTGCTCTTTTATCTCTGTCGAGTTTTTCGAAGTCCAAATCAACATTTCCCAAGTTTTTTTTGATTCTTTCGAAAGTGGTTATAGTTCCTTTTTTTGCAATTTCAATCCATTTTTTCTTAGATAATCCTTCGAACTCCCTATATCTTTTAACCTCGTCAAATTCTCTTTCAAAATTAGGTTGAAGATATTTGATACCGGTGTTTTCCTCTTTAAGAGATGATTTCAATCTTGCTGCGGAAAGCATCACTTCAGGATGACCGACACTATCACCAAGTTGGGAATATGCTTTATCCAACCCCAATTTAAATGCTGCTGTAATATTACGGTTCATTATGCGTTTTTAAGTCTAGGTTCCCAATAAGATCTGTTCATCCACATAAACTGATAGAACTCACGGAACATTTTTAATGCTATATCTTTTACTTCATCTTCGAGTTTTCCTCTCTTCATTTCTTTGTAAACCCTATCCATCAATTTTTCTTCGAATTGTCGTACGGTATTTGTTTCCATAAAAGATCTAATTTCTTTACGGATCAATATCTCAATTTCCTTTATTTCTGAGCTTGTAAGTGCCATTACTTTGTTATTAAAAAGAATCCCATAGCTGCGATGATTCCGGTGCCTAGAATTGATTTAAATTTATTTTTTACTCTTTCTCTCTTAAGATCCCGTTCCAAGTTCTTTGTATAGCTTTCTTGGATTTGGAACTTTTGTTTCTCACCATCAATTATTGTGAGATAGTTTGATTCTTTCATTTTAAGAGTGACAATCACACTATCTTTGATGGAAATCTTTTTCTCAGTTTCTGATAATATTTCCTCAGTTAATTTTAGTTGTGCTTTTGCTGAATCACCTGTGATCAAATCCTTCATTATTTGTCTCACAATCGGAGTTGGAAAACACTTTACATTAGTACTTGTATCTGTCTGTGAAAAAACTGTCAAGCTCACGAATAGTAAGCTTGTCAACACTATTAATCTTTTCATAGTATATTTCTTTTACGATGGTCTTTTGACCTTTGATTTTATCGATTGAATTATTTACGTCATCAATCTTTTGGTCATAGTTATCAATCTTCTCTTCCAACTTTAAATTGTCTTGATGGAGTTGTTTGATTGTTACATTTAATGAGTTGATTTGCGCTTTATCTGTTTTTAGCATTCTGACCGATGGTGTCAAAAAGAAGATTAAATAATAAAGAACATAGAGTCCAAATAACGCGGCGAGGATTGTCTTGTAGTGTGCCTTCAGAAAATTAATAATATTAATCATTTGTTGGTGTTTTCTTTCTAGAAGCTAAAACCTTAGCCCATTTAGATTTGAATTTATCATAAAATTGTTTCAACTTAGAAACAAAATCCAAAAATTCAGTGCTGACTTTCATCATATCTCCATTGATATAAACTCCGTTTGTCTCTCCAATTGAGAATACAAATTCAAGATCATAATCTATTACCTTACCACTCCACTCTACGTTATTTGGATATACATTTAACTCGTTGAAGTCAACAAGATCTGATACGTCATCAATAAACTCATCCATTGTTTCTTGGAATGCAATCTTGTCGTCAGTTGTAATTTCGGTGTCATGTTCGTCTTTACCGTGTAAAACTAATATACCACCACTGATTCTGTATGCCTGTGACTTATCAGAGGAAGACTTACCCTCCTCTTCATCTTCTTCGTAGGTCTCGTAATCGATGTCGTTCTCAATTTTATTCTCTATACTTTTAGCTAAGTTCGGCTGACCTAATTTCTCACCACTATTTACAAAATCATTTGTTGTCTCTTGTTCCAAAATCATTTTTGATTTTCTCAAAAGATCCTTTATTTCATCATATCTGCTTTGATGTGTATTCATTTTCTATTTTTTTTTGTAGGTACTGATAATCGAAAGCCGGACTTGGGTCTGTGTACATAGTATCAAAATTACTCCTACATACAACCCCTTCATATTTTTCAACACCATCTATTCTGGTATTGTGACCTATGAAGTTCTTTTCAATTGAGTTTTCTTCCAAGATTACCTTACAAAGCTCAGCAGTTGTTTCTATCTGAGTTGTTGTATAAGGTTGCCATAGGAAGTATTCTCTCCACTTTTTTTCGAATATACCTTGTTTATAAATATTACCAATCCAATTAACGTAAAACTCAGTTAAAGGTTTCTTTTCAAGCCATCCAAGATTCTCGAGCATTACGAATATTGCATTCTTATTTATTGATTCGTCAAACATAATGTTTGAATAAGAATGATCATGTAACAACTGATAAATCTCTCCAGATCTTGAAATTAAATAGTTTGGTATCTTATCGTATTGTGAGTTGTATCTGAAATTAAGGGAGGCCATATAATTTTGTATTTCCCTTGAAGTATGGCACAATATAATTTGTTTTTTTATCTTATGTTTTCCTTTTCCTTTGAAATTACCATATGAAACTATATTAAGCATTTCTATTCTTGTAGTTCAAAACTTTTTTGTCGGAGGTCTCGATTTGGATGTCTTCCTCTTTCAATGGTTCTGTCGGAGTTACAGAAGGTTCCTCGATTTTTGAGAAATTTTTATTTTGGAGTTTATCCAATTCTTCCTGTAGTTTTATCAAGTCTTCCTTAGTTGGAGAATATTTTTCTTGTTCACTGATAAATTCTCTTTTCCCTGCTTCTAAACTTAATTTATCAATATCAATTTCTTGAGGGATAACCTCTTTCACTTTATTTTTTTCTTCCTCCTCAAACTTCACAAGCATATGAAGGAATGATAAGGAAATGAGGGGTAACATACCGCCTGAAATTAGAGCCAAGAATCTTTTATGACCAATTATGTCACCTGATTCAACTCCTAAATAACTTACAACAGGATCAACCATGTCAACCCAATCTATGAAAGTTTGTCCGTTTACATCAATATACTGATATGCAAAAAATATGTTTCCAATGAATTGTATTAGTGTTACTATACCGAATGGAAAATAAACTTTCTTTCCCATTTCAGCGGTTATTGCCGCAAGTGCTGATAACGCAGCTATCTCAACACCGATCGATAGGTATATTGCCCAACTTATTGGATTGGAGATACCGTACCATTTAGTAACGTGAGATATTGAAACTATTGCTACCGTGATGATTGGAACCAAAAATGCCGTATAGATGATAGTTTTGAAATTCTTTTGAAACCAATTCATTATTTTAATTTATTAAGTTTTTTTATCTCTTCTTCAATCTCTGTTTGTCTCCTAACGTCAAAAATTTTTCTATCTGTAGCTTGAATCATTCTTTTTTCGGCTTCAAGACCAGATATTTTGAGTTCTCTTTTCAACTCATCTTTTGTATAGGTTGAATCTTTGATAGCTTGGATTTGTTTTTTGATTTTCGAAAGGTCTCTTGAATCACCGCAACTTTTGAAAAGACCCAAAAGGGCAATTACCAAAACTATTACAGTGAAATTTGTTTGAATAAATTTTTTCATAATACTTTGTTTTTGTTTCTTGGGATGATAAAACACCCCAAAAGATAGAAAAGAATTATAGGATATGGTGAAAAAATAGCAGCCAGAAATAATACCCTAAATAGAGTTGAATCTGTTTCGGTGTATTCGGCTAAACCGCCACACACACCACCAATTTTACTATCAGTTGAACTTCTGAATAATTTTTTCATAGTTCTATAATTTTTATACATCCTAAAAGATAAAGGGTGTATCGTATAAATACACCCTTTAGTCCGTTTTATAGGTAATCGAATAAATCGCTGGTTTCATTTCGGAGCTTTCGAATTGCTTTTTCCTTGATCTGACGAACCCTTTCCTTGGTCAGATTGAAATCGTTTCCGATATCTTCGAGGGTTCTTGTAGATCCTGAGAGACCATAATAATCTTCAATGATAATTCTCTCTCTTTCGTCCAAAACTTCTAAGATACCCATTAGTTTGTCTTTGAGTTTACCTTCAGTTGAAAAAACTGTTTCAGGATTTTCCGCATTTTGATTGACTAATAAATCAAGAAGGGTATCTCCCTCCTCATTAACAGGAGAGTCCAAGTTGACTGTATTTGGAAGGTTATGAAACTTTTCGGGTAGTTCAATCCCGTTAGCTTCGAGTTCTTTCTTTGCTTTGTGGAGTTCTTGAACAACATTTACTGGTAGTCTAATCGTACGGGCATTCTCATTAAGGGATTGGAGGATGGATTGTCTAATCCACCATACACCATAGGATATGAATCTTAGTTTCTTGGACCAATCAAAGTTTTCGATTGCCTTCATAAGTCCATAGTTTCCTTCCGCAATAAGATCAGGAAGGTCAAGACCTTGATTTTGATACTGCTTTGCAACAGTAATTACGAAACGGAGGTTACCCTCTAATAGCTCTTTCTTGATTTCATTTGTTTCAGTCTGTGTTATGAAACCTGACAACATTCTTTCTGCCAAAATTCTTTCCCTTTCGGGGGTCATGACTTTCAATTTTCTTACATCTTTTAAATAAATGGAGATTTCCTCTTGATTGATTGGTGCACCTGTGTTTTTTTCTTTCATAAAATTATTTTCCGTAGTTATCTAATATTTCTTTCTCAAATTGTGAAATAGAATCAATTCCTTTGTCTTTGATCTTATCAAGAATTTCATCGACAGATGGTCTTCTAACTCGCACTTTAAGTTCTTTTAATATCTCATTCAAATATTCTCTATCTTCTTCCTCTGTGTATGTTTCTTTTTCTTTTTCACCGAACATCTCTCTTTTCATATCTATTCTCATGTCGACATTTTCTGAATCATTGGTAGTATCAAATAGATGACCACTTGTTTCTTCATCCATACAAACTGACAAATTTTCACCAACTACTGAAATAAAAAAATAATCATAAAGTCCTAAAAGGGATCCGAGAACATAGTCGTGAATTTCTGTTTGATTAACATCACTCTCAAAACAGAACAATAAATTATTGGCTCTGTGAGAGAATTTAAGATGTGGACTATCAACAATCGGTGTTAATGTAGTTGCGATGTCTTGACACATTTTTTTGGAGTTAAAGTCTCCATGTAAGGACAGTAAGTATTTTTTCATTTTGTAATAATAGATGTTATTTTTTCGGATTCCAAATATTCTCTAACGTTTAAATTTGGGTGTTGTTTATACCATTTGTGATCCGCATCCATCCATACATATGGATCAGTTGGGTCTTCGGACCAATTATATCTACAATAAAACTGAGGTTCTTTCTTTAGAAGATTTGCCCTATGTGATGAATGAAATAGTTCATTACCAAACCAATGGGGTAATACAACTTGATCTTCGGTAACATTTTCAATCATCATACTGTTATTGAAACCACGGGAAATCCACTCATAAATCGAATAGTTCATGTAAAGTTTCAATGCTGGTACAAAGTCCCTCCACATGATTGTACAAGGATGGTTAAGCCAACCTTTGTATGGTGTACCATCCAACTTTGGTCTACGTGTAATAGCCGAAATGATCTGATATGTTTCGACACGTTGTTTGCCTAACCTCTTGTTATCGAGAACCTGTAAGGATTTTCTCATGTCGGGATAAGGGAGAAATATTTGCATTATTTTTTTCTGAATTGGATTGTAATTCTTTTATATCCACTCCACCCGTCCAAGACTGTGGTTCTGAATTCGAGCTCTGATTTGGGCAAAAATCCATCTATGAATTGGATACCTTCTGTCAATTTTGTCATTTCATTTTGGATATTACTTATAAGTCCTGATTTGAGATTAAGGTTATAAAAATCATCAACAAAATTATTATAAGTTTTACTGTCTACAAATTTTTTTTGTGAATTTGTTGCAATTTTGAAGTAAGGTTCAGAATACAAAGTCCAATCATGTATTTGACTGATGTAATATTTTTTTACTTCCCGATACTTTTTTGATACTGGATGAAAAAGATCATATTTCTCGAAAAAACTTCTTGGTGTAATCAAAAACTTTTTCGGATCATAACCAACGCTTTTGATTTTCTGAATGTTGTTTCTACCAACACCATTCCATTGTAATTTAGGAGATACTGAAACTAATCTCCAACCTTGTTTTGCCATAGTTTTTTCAAACTTAGCACCTGTAAAAGATCGTGTTTGCATTCCACAAAGATAGAACTTTACTTGATATAAATAAAAAACCCCCACAATTTTTTGTGAGGGTTTTTTTTTGGTTTTTTTACTTCTTCAGTAAACCTTTCACAAAATTTACTAAGTAAGGAAGTACAAAATATCCCACCGCTGCTCCTGAAAGGAAATGCCAGTGCCATAAAAAACTTAATTGCTCCATTTAAATTCTGTTTTTTAATCAACTATAAACGGTACTTCAATCCAAAACCAATGAGGTTTGAATGTTTACCATCTTTTACAGTTCTTTGAATTGATTGCTCTAAGCACCATTTCTTGTTTATCCCGTATGCGATGGAAGGAACGTAAGTAAATTGTCCTTTATGTCCATCGAAAAAGGTAACACCACCATCAAGTCCGATTTCCAGACCCTTTGTTAGGTGCTTTCGGAATCCAACCAAAACTGGCATTCTTACGAAGCCAGATTTATCTTGCATAAAACCGAGAGAGACATTCGTGTTATTTTTTCTGAAATCTACTCTTTGACCCCATGCTTTGGAATTCCAATCAACTTTCCCTGCTAAAGGTGCCATTGCAGTTGCTCCAACGGAAATATCCCATCCCCTGTTTTTTTGAGCAAATGTCACTAGCGAAAACGCCATAGCAAAGAATAACAAAATGTGTTTTTTCATTTGTTTTTTGTTTATTGATTTATAAATAAAAATCCCATCACATAACTCTATTGAGATGCGGATGGGATTGATATTTCTGTATAATAAATATTACCGAATTACTAAAAACTCTCCTCCAATCTAACGTGTTAGCATCCTTTACCTTTTTGAGTGTTTCATTCATAAAAAATTACTGTCTCAACAAAGTATTTACTAATAATGGAATTACGTAGTCTGATTTGGAAACTTTTGATAGAGCAACTTGATCAAAACACCATCAATCTCAAGAACAAATATGTTGGTGAAGGTAAACCCGTATCTGAAAAGGATTTCGAAAAAATCGTTGAAGTTACTAAAAATAAATTTTACTTGCTGAGTTGGATTACCAAAAAGGTCGGCGGAGGAATCATTAAAAATGAGGACATCTACAAATATGAAGAATATTTTGACATATTTGAAAAGAACAAGAATAGAGGGAAATTCAAAAACAAGGATATTCACCTTTACAAAACGCCTGATGACGTTTTGGACTTTATAGAGGAAGCAATTAAAGTTAAAGAGGGGGATATTAAGTTTGAAGAAACTGTCGGTAAAGACAATTACGTAACTCCTAATAACATCCAAAAACTTGAAGCTAGCGGAGGAATTAAATACTTAGGAATTTTTGACGGTTATCAAGTGTTTCAAGTGTCCAAAGTCGGTAAAGATGTTTGGAAACTTTACAGAGACATCTTAGGAAGATGCCAAGGTCAAGGTTCCAAAATTAGATTATGTACAATCGCGGATTACGATTATTTCAAAACATATTTAAAAGAACCCCAGGGTTCAAGCTATTTTATACTGTTCAATTTGGATGACCCCAAGTCCCCTTATCAATTACACTTTGAAAGTGGCCAATTCATGGATAAAAACGATAGTAAAAAAATTAAAATACAAAAATTTAGATTTTATGAGTGGATTAGTGCCAGAGTACCGAGATATAATTTAGAACAGGATATATTTCCAGGTATCTTAGACTTACCTGTGAAAGGTAAAGGTCTTTATGATGATGATGGATTGAAACAAGGGTTATTCAAAACTTTTGATCAATACCGCGACAAACCGTATTTGCAAAGTATTGCAAATTACAAAAACGATAGAGTGGACGGGAGTTTTGTTTTCTATCATCCTAACGGTCAGGTATTTGAAAAAGGTAATTTAACTGGCGTTAAAGCAAATCGTTACGGAGATTATGAGTCATTCGATGAAAAAGGTAAACTCCATTATAAAGGAAGTTACGATAAAAGTGGAAGAAAAATTGGTTTGTGGACTTATTCTTCATACAGGGGATCCCAAAGATTAATTGATTACGATACAAACCCAGTACAAATTACGGGGCTCACAAAGAGCGGTTTGGTAAGATTTATATCTCAGATTAGGTTGGCGGAGCCGAAAGATCCATATGGAGAAACTTTGTTTTTTAACAGGAGCGGTAACGTTGCCGCTAAAGGAAGATTAGGTGTTGGTCTCAGACAACTAGGTGATTGGCAATACTTTTTTCCTGACGGAAGTGTAAGAGCTGAGGGGAAGTTTGTAGGTAACTGTAGAAAGGGTGAATGGACAGACGTTCTCAAAACTGATCAGGGAAAAATGATATTTGTGGCTAATTTTTCTAGCTGTGGACCGCCCGATGGTAAAGTTAAAGTTTACGATTCCAAAGGTGTTTTTGTAAAAAAAGTTTCTGGCAAAAAAATAGAACCAAGTTATTGGGACGATTCAATCTATGATCCGTCAATATTTGCATTTTCGTAAATTAAGAACACCTTAAAGTTTTTATCTCGCTAAAAGTTTTTTACCAGCCCTTTCTCTGTGAAACTTTATAGCAAAACGATGTATTTCTTCTTGTATGACACCAAGTACAGTCCACTCCATTGGGTGTTGTCTACCATCGATAGTATGGATGGTTTTACTTCTGTGTGAACTATCTTTGGAAATGGATATCAAGTCAACTTTATCAAGAAGATTAAGTGATTCCAAAACACTACGTGCCACGTTTAATTGTCCTTTTCCACCATCTATGATCACAAGGTTGGGTAGTTGACCCTTTTCATCCAAGAGTCTTTTAAAACGTCTGAAAACCACTTCTTCGAAAGACCCGCAGTCATTACCTTTGTTATCCTCATCACGTATGATGTACTTACGATACTGACTTTTATCAGTTTTGTTGTTGATAAATCTGACCGACGCCGCAACATTACAGTCACCTTGATTGTGAGAGTTATCAAAAGCTTCGATGATGAGTGGTAGTTGAGACAGTCCCAAAGCCTTTTTCATACCAAAAGCAATCTTGTTGTACTTCCGAACACGGATTGGTTCAAGTTTTTCCTCAAGAAGTTTGACTTGATTTAATCTGTAAAGGTAGTTGTCCGCTTTTTCAAATTCCAAATTCTTGGCAAATTCATGCATCTTTCCTGTGAGATACGATTTCACTTTAGTGTAGTCAAGTTCAAAGATTTTACGAACCAAAAATTGATACTTGAGATATTCCAAGTTTGATTCAAGAGCAATGCAAGGTGCATTACAACGACCAAGGTGATACTCGAGACAAGGTTTGAATTTGCCAGCGTTTATGTTCTCTTGATTCAGAACATATGAACAAGACCTCAATGGTAATATGTCGGTAATTAGTTGCATAACCTCATAGGCTCTTTGACCTGATGTGAAATTAATTCCAAGGGTCTCATTACCTTTACCGTGAGTGATTTGAAGTCTGACGAATGGTCCCTCAGTCAAAGACAAATACCACGTCCTTGTTTTGTCATCCTTCCCTTTTATGTTGAACTTTGGTTTGTATATTTTTATGAGCTCCTCTTCCATTATAAGAGCTTCCGCCTCAGAAGAAGCAATCTGATACTCAACGTCACAAATATTTTCGACAAGAGTTTTAGTTTTCTTGTCCACATGTTTTTTTGTAAAATAAGATGAAACTCGTTTGGGTAGAAACTTGGACATCCCAACGTAGATAATTTGATCCTTATCATCTTTGTAGATGTAGCAACCTGGATACTTAGGAGCGGATTTTATTTTTTCTTTAAGGTCCATTCTTTTCTATGTTTGTAAAACCAAATAAGGTGTATAACGATAATAAATGAATTTACAACAATTGTTGGACCTGCGGAAATTCCAACTCCATAAATTATCCAAAAAATAGAACCTATTGTGTTGATAAATCTCAAACGGAAAATGTTCTCAACTAAAAATGAGAAAAGAATGAGAGCAGTTCCTATGTATCCGAATATTTCCCAGTTCATTTTGGTGTGGGTTCAAATTTCTAAATTTTTTTTATCGGAGAAATCTGATTTCCACAACCTGAGATTTTCAAAATTTCAGAATTCGGTAAAATAATATTATAAATTTTAACCTCATCGATTGTAACCCTTGAGGGTTGTTTGTACGGGTTTTGAACTCCGGGCGATACGAAACATTGGTTACCGGCATTTCCCAAAGTCAAGTCAACATTTTGGGTATTGGGCCATTCCATAGATTTTGTCTCAGTCAAAACCCCGTTGATATAAAGATTGGTGATTGTTTCATTTACTGTGTAGAGAACATGAGTCCATCCATTACAATTTGAGATTTGTGGTATTCTAATTCTATTATTGGAGTTTGAACTGGTTGTTAAGTACATCACACCACCATTTTGCCAAATCTGAGGATTAAGATTACATTGTTTGTTTTCTGTAAGTTCCATCAAAGCATTACCATCATCCCAAGCATTAATCTTCATCCACATTGAAAAGGTATATTGACCCCTAAGATTCAATGGAATAATTCCTGAGCGGAAATATCCATTCGAGAACTTCAAGGAGGAATTTAAGTTTCCAATTCGGTCAGAAACGAATTGTTGATCGGTGACACCGTGAGCTTTGGTTTTCGAGTGGTCAAAGGTGTTGCCGTCTAATTTGAAATAAGCAATCAGGTTTGATTCTTTTGGGTTTTCAGGTTTTTTTTCTTTGGAACAAGAGCTAAATGAAATTAAGGCGATTACAACAACAAATATTTGTTTCAT